CATTAATTTTGATAATGTACGTTTACTTAATAATATTAGTGGTGAATTTATAGTAAGTATTAATAAAGAGTATGGAGTAGTTGTATTTGATCAAGAATCAAAGGATATTAAACTTAAATATATTATATCTTCCCTTACACAATGAGTTCAAATCATCACAAAAATAAACTGAAAACTGCAGGATACTTTATAAAACGATTAAAAGATACAGGGTATGTTACCTTGCGTATGTTTGATAAATATGGTAAAAATGATAGTCGTAAATGGACAGTCCTAGTTGATCCAAGTGGTGCATCAGTTTATATTACTTGTTTTGAAAATAGACCATTTAAGGGGGAGTACTTATTTAGCTTTGAAGATGGTAACCAGAGATTTAGTAGAGGGTACGTTTTAAAAACTAGTTCTATTGAGGTGGTAATACAACGATTAGAAGAACATAAAGTATTACATGTTGAGGATAATGAGTTTGTGACTAAATATAAAAAGAATGAGCGATGAAAGTAAAGAGCATCAAGAAAAAAAACTCGAGGAGTTACTAAATGACGCTCTTAACTTACAACCAGACAAGCTTAAAGTATTTAAAGATCAACAGGAATTACGTGATAAACTAAAGGGCATTACATCAGAGTACCTTGACTCATTTTATATATTTGGTTATGATATTAATGGAAAAACAGTATTAGTTAAAGGAGCATCTTCAGATCAACAATTAGATGCTTTAGATACATTAGCTGTTAGATTGTTTATGGCGGGAAGTTTAGGAAGTACATATGGAAGCGGAGGAAACTAAAACAAAACAAACTTATGCAGTTCAGACTGGAGATTATGTAGGTCAGATATTTATAGTTTGTGAGATAACAGAGAAAGGTATAGGTTGTCTATCCGTACCTGCAATGAAAAATGTGTTAGTACCTACAGACAAGTGGACAATCGGAAGGAACTCTGATATAATTGAATATGTAGAGGAACTTTCACGAGATATTTTTACCGTTTGCGCAGCTCAATATAAGAAAAATGAAGACTTTAATAATTGATGGGAATAATCTTATCCACCGGACATGGTGGACTGCTAAAAGTCAGAGTAAGCGTCAGGATATTGAAGATGCAGAGCGAATTGCTCGATTACATATATATTTTACTCTGAATGCAATATTTTCTTATACTAATAAATTTAAACCAACTAATGTTATATGCGTGTGGGATGAAAAGGAAGACTATCAACCTAATATACGTAAGAAGCAGTTAGAAGGATATAAGGGTAATCGATCGAAAGATAGTACACCGCATGCTCAAAATGATCGTATTAAAGAAATGCTATCATGTTTAGGTATCAAGTCTATTTTTCCACGTGAGCGTGAAGCAGATGATATTGTAGCATATATATGCAAGACATTCCCAGGGGAGAAGGTTATTGTATCTGTCGATAGAGATTTTTTGCAATTAGTAGATGAGACATCAACGTTATATGATGCTATCCGTAAGCGTGAATTTACTTTATCGACGTTTAAAGAAGATACGAGCTACACTAAAGCTGAATGGCTTTATGCAAAGTGTATATTAGGGGATAAATCTGACAACGTACCAGGCATACCGCGATTTGGTAAAGCTAAAGTACGTAAATGGCTTGATGGAGAACTTCAACTAACAGAAGAGCAGCAAGAAATTTACGATAAAAACTTAACAGTATTTGATCTTAATGAAGTAATGTCACATACTACCGAATGTGAATATTATAAGCAGCAGATTGATAAACCAATAGACCCGAGATGGTCACAGTTTATTGAATATTGCGAAGAATACGAGCTTAACAATATTCTTAAAAAGAAAGATCAATGGCATAATATTTTTGTCTTATCAAGTAAGTTGATATCCATGTTTAGCTAGGATATAATAAGTTGTGATTTCACTACCTCAAGAATATATCGTAGCTAAGTTTTACGAATTTGGTAGAGGTCCCATATACAACCGGTTTACTAACGTATATCAGTGTTCTTGTCCGATATGCATGGAATCAGTAAAGAAAAAGAGATGTTATTATATACCTAAAAATGATAATGTATATTGTCATAATTGTGGTTGGTCGGGAAAGCCGTTAAGGTGGGTTAAAGAAGTAAGTGGTTGTACTAATCAAGATATTATTGAAGAAGTTCGTGATTATGATGTTTCAATAGATATCGGTAAAGATGAAGAAGTTACACCAAAGATACAAGTAGCAACTCTACCTTCAGATAGTATTAACCTATCAGATACGATGCAGCAAGACTTTTATAATAATAATATAATTGTTAGAGCGTGTAATTATATTATTAAGTCAAGAAGACTTGATACTGCAGTTAATAGACCTGATAATCTTTATGTTTCATTAACAGATAAGGTTCATAAGAATCGGATTACGATACCGTTTATAAATGAACATAATGAAATTGAGTTTTATCAAACACGTACAGTTAAGACATCAGAGTTAAAAACAAAACCGAAGTACTTAGGTAAGGTGGGAGCAGAGAAAACACTATTTAATATTGATAAGGTTACTTCAGATTATGATAAAGTGTATATCTTTGAAGGGCCAATTGATGCTTTTTTTGTACGCAACTCAGTAGCAGTTGCTGGTATTACTGAACGTGGTAGATCATTCACTCAACGTCAAGAAGAGCAGTTAAACACTACGTTAAAATGGTATGATAAGGTGTGGATACTCGATTCTCAGTGGGGTGATAGAGCATCGATGATTAAGTCGGAGGCACTTTTGAAACAAGATGAGGCTGTGTTTATATGGCCGGAAACACTAGGTAAGAAGTATAAAGACTTTAATGATTTGGCCATAGCAGCTAATAAAGACGAAATTAGCTGGGATTGGATTGAAAAAAATACCTTCCAAGGACTGGAAGGTATTGTAAAGATGACTGAAATTAAAAGATTCAATAACGTTTAGACTCCTCTAAATTGTGCGTTGTCGGTCTGTGCAAGGTAACCTCTAAATGACTCATTAAGGGAAGCAAGTTCAGTGGCAACACGAGCTATTTTACGTTGTTCTGACTGCCTCATACGATCAAAAATTGTATCAGCTTGAGCATTGGCTAGAACTGCTTGTACAGAGTTAGCATCCTCAGCATCATTTAACATCTTAAGAAATTCATCTCCTGATGAAATCCAACCTTTAAGAGTATTAATTTGAGCCTCATGAATCTCCGCGATAGCTCCGGCAGCTTTTATGGCTGGGTCTTCCATATTTGCAGTAGCCTCAACATCCGCTTCTACATCTACATCAAACTCTTCAGGGGATGTATCATCATCAAGCTCGAGCTCAAATGCTTCTTTATCCTCATCATTTTCATTGAGTACTTTAAAGAACCTCTTTTCGAAATTTGTCATGTAATTATTTATGCTCTCGACTAAATAATTACATATGAATTCTGGATATTCTTCACCATATTCTGTTAAACCGGATACAACACCTATTCAGCAATCGCTTAATACACAGGGCCAACAACAAATGTATAAAGAGGATGAAAAAAACCAAAAAGCGCCACCGACATTACCATTTGAAGTGGATGGAATTACTGAAATTTTAGGCAATACATTTGTATCTCTTGCTAATCTTCATAGAATGCTTAGCAACGTAAAGAATAATGATAGTGTCGAGGAGGATAATATTGAACTAATACAAGCTAAAATAGATAAAATAAACAATTTAATACTTGAACTTCCTAGAGATATAGCTAAAATATCTATATAATGGTAAGATCCTTATTAATTACAGCAGCTGTAGCAGCATTATTTGCATTTGGTCTTCAAGAGTTTATTGGGTTTTGGAATACATTTTCACTAACTATAGGTATTCAATTTATAGTGTTTTGGGTTATAAATTCTCGTCAACAGCTTGATAAAGATACTTTATATAGTGAATTTGAGACAAATCTAGATAGTATTTTAGAGCTAAGTAGGGTTTCAGTAGAGTGTCCTTGTGGAAACTATGTTTTTAAAGAAGAGGTCTTTATGAACTCTGATAATATATATAGATGTCCTAAATGTAACAATAATATTAAACTAGATGCGCAAATCCGGGCAGTGTTACAGACAGATCCAGAAGAAGTAACAGGATAAGGAACTTTTTTATAATTAGATATATGAATAATATAAATAGTAGTAGCAATATCGAAATAAAGCGTAAAGACGGTAATACCGAGTATATGAGTCAAGCAGAATTTGCTAGGTGGGCATGTCTAGTAGAAGGTATTCAAGCTGTTGATCAAAAATTACTTAATGCTAAAGTACCTGAGTCTAATACTAAGTGGATTAAGCCACTTGCCTTTGAGAAGTATGTCCAAGAACGCTTTCATTCAATGCTCCGAGACGTAGAAGTTGAACATCAGCTAGGAAATATTTAAGTATTAGGAGCAGTTAAGCAGACCCACCAGCAAGTTCAATCTCAAGAATTTTATCAGCTATACCAGGCCCAAGATATATATTGTTACCAATTGAAGTACCAAGAGTGTACCAACCATTAGTTGCTCCTGAGTTAGAAAGAGTTGATGTAATATCTTGAAAACCAATCGAATCATTTACTGGGTTAATCCAGATAATATAAGGTATATTCCAGGGATTTGAGTATACTTTACCATCGCCTCCTAATACTGAACCGAAAGAAGCAGCTTTAGCTGTATCTGCATCTGATTCAGAACCACCATTAAGCATCGCGTCAATAATAGCTTGTGGATACGGAATTTCAGTAGCTGAATCATTAGAAGTATCTATTTTAAGAATAGAACGTGCTCGGTGACCATGTGCGTAAATACATCCATTCCCTGCAAGAGCACCATATTTATACTTGTTAAAGTATGTTTTTGTCTGTAGCATGCCACCAGGTGCAGTACTAAATAGATCGTTGTCGATTGGAGCGTTACCAGTAATATAGTCAGCACCCCAAGTTGAAATACCAGTGGTTGTATCAACAATATTAATACGAGATGCTCCTAATGGCATGCCATAAATTTTACCATTATTACCAGCAACACCCCCTTCCAAAGAATCATAATGTTTAATAGCAGTACCTGAACCTTCTACAGCATAGTTAAACCTTGTTATAAATATAGCATCAGTTCTTGGAGGGGTAGGGCGTATAATAGATGCTTCTTTACTATCTGTATTTGTATTAACAACTAGCCAGACGTAGTTTCCACTTTTATATGAAGGAATATACACTCGGTTATTATAGTAGGCCGGTCCACGACATTGAAGATTAATTCCCGATGCAAATCCAGTTACTTCAGAAAAGGTTGGAGGGGTTTGTGTAGTATTAATAATTAACGGTGCGTCCGCTTGTTGTGGTCCTAGATATATTTTACCATTAGGTGCCATAGCACCACCAATATACTTTGCTAATCCAGAATTACCAAAAGATGTAATATCATATTGATCTTGCGACTCATCAGAAAGATTAGTGACTGTAACATAATTAGAAGCATACGGTACTAAGTATAACAACCCATCATTACCTTGAATAGCACCACGATACATAATATTAACACCAACTGAAAGATCATTACCTATAAACCGGTAGTTTGTAGGGCCTGGATTTGCAGGAGGTGTTGCGCTCGGTGTAACTGAAACAGATGGCACCGGAGTGTTTGATACTACTGGTGTAACTGAGACACTAGAAGTAGGAGATACACTTGGTGAAGGTAAAATAATATTAGGGGTAGTGCTTGGTGTAACTAATAATGACGGTACCGGAGTGTTTGATATTGATGGTGTAACTGAGACACTAGAAGTAGGAGATACACTTGGTGATACAGGTATATTGTTAGGAGTAACGCTAGGTGTAACAGAGACTGACGGTACCGGAGTGTTTGATATTGATGGTGTAATAGATGGTGTGGAAGATACACTTGGTGATACAGGTATATTGTTAGGAGTAACGCTAGGTGTAACAGAGACTGATGGTACAGGTGTAGTTGTGATTGATGGTGTAACAGATGGGGTGGAAGATACGCTTGGTGATAGCGGTACAACTCGTACAGGACATTCTAACGTATAGAACCAGCATGGAAGTTCATCTAATGGGTTCTCTACGGTAACATATGCATCACGGGTGTTAGGACAATTTAATCTAACCGTAATACTACCGGCTAAAGATGTATCGATAGTAGGATAACCGTCAGGGGATAAGCTTAACCCACTGTAATCTATATTGCGTTTTAATAAAGCAGTTATAAATTGCTTACGCTTATGGCCACCATGAGTGTATTCTTCTGAACCAATGAAGCCTGTATCAATTATTACTACCTTTTTGTAAGTAACAATAAATCGATCAGGACTTCCTTCACAAACATTATATCTAAAGGTAATATCACGCTCCACAGCAGTTGTTGGTGTTACAGATGGAGTAACTGATAACGTAATACTTGGAGTAATACTTGGAGTAACTGATGGAGTAACTGAAGGCGTAACTGAAGAAGTTGGTGTTACAGATGGAGTAACTGATAACGTAACACTTGGAGTAATACTTGGAGTAACACTTGGAGTTATACTTGGAGTTATACTTGGGGTAACGCTCGATGTTGGTGTTATACTTGGTGTAATCGACGGCGTAGCTGAAGAAGTTGGTGTTACAGATGGAGTAACTGATAACGTAATACTAGGAGTAATACTAGGAGTAATACTTGGAGTAACACTTGGAGTAATCGACGGAGTTACACTTGGAGTAACGCTCGATGTTGGTGTTACACTTGGAGTAACGCTCGATGTTGGTGTTATACTTGGAGTAACACTCGGAGTAACACTTGGAGTGGGTGTGATTGACGGGGTTGTAGAAGTAGATGCACCTGGTGTTTGAGTAACGCTTGGGGTAATACTAGGTGTTGCACTCTGAGTCGGGGATACAGATGGGGTAACTGAAGGAGTTATAGAAGATGTAACACTAGGTGTAACTGAGCTCGTAGGTGTAATACTCGGAGTAATAGACAGAGTAATACTCGGAGTAATCGACGGAGTTACACTTGGAGTAACGCTCGATGTTGGTGTAACTGATGGAGTAATACTCGGAGTAATAGATGGTGTAACACTTGGCGTAACTGAAATCGACGTGGTTATACTTGGAGTAACACTTGGAGTAATAGACGCAGTAACACTTGGTGTAATCGATGGAGTTATACTTGGAGTTATACTTGGTGTAATCGATGGAGTAACACTTGAAGTAACTGATGGTGTAACACTCGGAGTAACAGAGCTCGTTGGAGTTATACTTGGAGTAATACTTGGTGTAATCGACGGAGTTACACTTGGAGTAACGCTAGATGTTGGTGTTATACTTGGAGTAACACTCGAAGTAACACTCGGAGTAACAGAGCTCGTTGGAGTAATACTTGGAGTAATACTTGGTGTAATCGACGGAGTTACACTTGGAGTAACTGATGGAGTAACACTTGGAGTAACAGAGCTCGTTGGAGTTATACTTGGAGTAATACTTGGTGTAATCGACGGAGTTACACTTGGAGTAACTGATGGAGTAACACTTGGAGTAACAGAGCTCGTTGGTGTTACACTTGGAGTAACAGAGATCGTTGGAGTTATACTTGGGGTAACAGAGGGTGTAACACTAGGTGTAACTGACGCTGGTGGCGACGTTGGTGGTGTATTACTAGGTGTAACGCTTATAGTTGGAGTAACTGAAGGCGTAACTGAAGAAGTTGGTGTTACAGATGGAGTAACTGATAACGTAATACTAGGAGTAATACTAGGAGTAATACTTGGTGTAATCGACGGAGTTACACTTGGAGTAACGCTCGATGTTGGTGTAATACTTGGAGTAACTGACGGCGTAACACTAGAGGTTATGCTCGGAGTAATACTTGGTGTAATCGACGGCGTAACACTTGGTGTAACGCTCGATGTTGGTGTTATACTTGGAGTAACTGATGGAGTAACTGAAGGCGTAACTGAAGAAGTTGGTGTTACAGATGGAGTAACTGATAACGTAACACTTGGAGTAATACTTTGAGTAATACTTGGAGTAACACTTGGAGTTATACTTGGAGTAACGCTCGATGTTGGTGTAATACTTGGTGTAATCGACGGCGTAACACTTGGAGTAACGCTCGATGTTGGTGTTACACTTGGAGTAACTGATGGAGTAACTGAAGAAGTTGGTGTTACAGATGCAGTAACTGATAACGTAACACTTGGAGTAATACTTGGAGTTATACTTGGAGTAATACTTGGTGTAATCGACGGAGTTACACTTGGAGTAACGCTCGATGTTGGTGTTATACTCGGAGTAACACTAGAGGTTATGCTCGGAGTAATACTTGGTGTAATCGATGAAGTAACACTTGGAGTAACTGAACTTGTGGGAGTAATTGAAGGTGTTACTGACGGCGTAACACTAGAGGTTATGCTCGGAGTAACACTAGGTGTGGGTGTAACTGACGGTGTAACTGACGGTGTAATACTTACAGAAATCGATGGCGTTACTGATGGAGTAATAGTTGTCGAAGGGGTAACTGATGGAGTAATCGACGGTGTAATCGACGGTGTAATCGACGGTGTAACTGATGGAGTAGGTGTTACTGATGGAGTAACTGATGGCGTTACTGATGGAGTAATAGTTGTCGAAGGGGTAACTGATGGAGTAATCGACGGTGTAATCGACGGTGTAATCGACGGTGTAACTGATGGAGTAGGTGTTACTGATGGAGTAACTGATGGAGTAACTGATGAAGTAGGTGTTACTGATGGAGTAACTGATGGAGTAACTGATGGAGTAACTGATGGAGTTACACTTAAGGTAATAGACGGGGTAACTGATGGTGTTGTCGATGGTGATGCACCTGGAGAACTAGTAATACTAGGAGTAACAGAGGGTGTAACACTAGAGGTTATACTCGGAGTTACTGATGGAGTTACTGAGCTTGTAGGAGTAATCGATGGTGTAATCGATGGAGTAATCGATGGAGTTACTGAACTTGTAGGAGTAATCGATGGAGTTACGCTGGGCGTTACTGATGGAGTTACAGAGCTTGTAGGTGTAATCGATGGAGTAATCGATGGAGTAATCGATGGGGTAATCGATGGAGTTACTGAGCTTGTAGGAGTAATCGATGGTGTAATCGATGGAGTTACGCTGGGCGTTACTGATGGAGTTACAGAGCTTGTAGGTGTTACAGATGGTGTAATCGATGGAGTAATCGATGGAGTAACTGATGGTGTTACAGAGCTTGTAGGTGTAATCGATGGAGTAATCGATGGAGTAATCGATGGGGTAATCGATGGAGTTACAGAGCTTGTAGGTGTTACAGATGGAGTAATCGATGGAGTTACGCTGGGCGTTACTGATGGAGTTACAGAGCTTGTAGGTGTTACAGATGGTGTAATCGATGGAGTAATCGATGGAGTTACTGAGCTTGTAGGAGTAATCGATGGTGTAATCGATGAAGTAATCGATGGAGTTATGCTGGGAGTTACTGATGGAGTAATACTTGGTGTAACACTAGGTGTAACACTAGGAGTAACTGAACTTGTAGGAGTTACACTTGGAGTAATACTTGGTGTAACTGATGGAGTTATACTAGGAGTTGGTGTTATAGAAGGTGTAACACTAGGAGTAACTGAACTTGTAGGAGTTACACTTGGAGTAATACTTGGTGTAATCGATGAAGTAACACTTGGAGTAACTGAACTTGTGGGAGTAATTGAAGGTGTTACTGATGGAGTTATACTAGGAGTAACACTTGGAGTAACTGAACTTGTGGGAGTAATTGAAGGTGTAACACTAGGTGTAACACTAGGAGTAACTGAACTTGTAGGAGTTACACTTGGAGTAATACTTGGTGTAACTGATGGAGTTATACTAGGAGTAACAGAGCTCGAAGGTGTAATCGACGGTGTAACACTTGGTGTAATCGATGGAGTTACACTTGGAGTAATACTTGATGTAATCGATAATGTTGGCGTTATGCTTGGAGTAACACTAGATGTTGGGGTAATCGAGGGGGTAATCGATGGAGTAATCGATAAGGATGGTGGTGGTGATGGGGGAGGTGATTGAGTAACACTAGGTGTTACAGAGCTTGTAGGTGTTATACTAGGGGTAACTGAGCTTGATGGAGTTATACTAGGAGTAACACTAGGTGTAACACTAGGTGTAATTGATGGAGTTATACTAGGAGTAACAGTGGTTGTAGGAGTAACACTCGGTGTTGGTGACGAAGGTGGTGATGGAGGTGGTGATGGAGGTGGTGATGTGGAAGCACTTGGTGTAACAGATGGCGTTACTGATGGCGTTACACTTGATGTTGGTGTTATGCTTGGAGTAATCGATGGTGTTACTGAGCTTGTAGGAGTAATCGATGGAGTAACTGACGGTGTTACTGACGGTGTTACTGAGCTTGTAGGTGTAATCGATGGAGTAATCGATGGAGTAACGGAAGGTGTAATCGATGGAGTAATCGATGGAGTAATCGATGGAGTAACTGATGGAGTAACAGAAGGTGTTACAGAGCTTGTAGGTGTTATACTCGGAGTAATAGAAGGTGTTACTGTTGGAGTAACAGAAGGTGTTACAGAGCTTGTAGGTGTTATACTCGGAGTAATAGAAGGTGTTACTGTTGGAGTAACAGAAGGTGTTACAGAGCTTGTAGGAGTAATCGATGGAGTAATCGATGGAGTAACTGATGGAGTAACAGAAGGTGTTACAGAGCTTGTAGGAGTAATCGATGGAGTAATCGATGGAGTAATCGATGGAGTAACTGATGGTGTTACAGAGCTTGTAGGTGTAACAGAAGGTGTTATAGAAGGTGTAATCGATGGAGTAACAGAAGGTGTAACAGAGCTTGTAGGTGTAATCGATGGAGTAATCGATGGAGTAATCGATGGTGTTACAGAGCTTGTAGGTGTTATACTCGGAGTTACTGACGGTGTTACAGAAGGTGTTACAGAGCTTGTAGGTGTAATCGATGGAGTAATCGATGGAGTAACTGATGGTGTTACAGAGCTTGTGGGTGTAATCGATGGAGTAATTGATGGAGTAATCGATGGTGTTACTGAGCTTGTAGGTGTAATCGATGGAGTAATCGATGGAGTAACTGATGGTGTTACAGAGCTTGTGGGTGTAATCGATGGAGTAATTGATGGAGTAATCGATGGTGTTACTGAGCTTGTAGGAGTTATACTCGGAGTAATCGATGGGGTAACACTAGGTGTTACTGAGCTTGTAGGAGTTATACTCGGAGTAATCGATGGGGTAACACTAGGTGTTACTGAGCTTGTAGGAGTTATACTCGGAGTAGCAGAAGGTGTTGCTGATGGAGTAGCAGAAGGTGTTGCTGATGGAGTAGCTGAACTACTAGGACAAGGGGAAGGTGAAGATGAAGATGAACAACCAGAAGGAGTTTTCGACGGCGTTACAGTCGGCGTTGGAGTAGCAGAAGGTGAAGATGAACTCGAACTAGACATATTTCACTAGAGTGTAGCGGTGCTGGTTATTAAGATGGAGACGGAGTCGGGGTCGGAGTCGGAGTCGGAGTTGAAGTTGGGGCCGGCACATCCATAATTAGGACATCAATAAAAGGCCCGTTACCGTTAATCTGTACTCTCATAGTCTCAGTACCTTCAGTTATACCATCTTCAAGAGCAGAAAAGATTCTTGCTGCAACATTATTGTTAATTGTAAAGTTGCCTGATGAAGCCTGAGCTATATCACCCGAACTAATACCACTTACTACATACGGTACGTTTGTTCCATCAGCAAGGTTTGTTGTATTAAGGGTAATAACAACGTTGGCACCTTCATATATAATATCGTAATTACGACTAAGTGTATATGTTATTGGTGCTGGTGGAGATGGAGCGGGAGTAGCAGAAGGTGTTATTGATGGCGTAGCTGACGGGGATGGAGCTGCTGGTGTAACTGATGGATTTACACTAGGAGTTGCACTTGGAGTTGCACTTGGAGTAACACTCGTTGTAGGAGTAATTGATGGTGTAATACTAGTAGTGACAGAAGGTGTAACACTAGTAGTAATAGATGGAGTAACTGAAGCTGCAACCGGTGGTGATGCAACAGGAGAAGCTGATGGAGTTACACTTGGAGTTACACTTGGAGTTGCACTTGGAGTAACACTCGTTGTAGGAGTAATTGATGGTGTAATACTAGTAGTGACAGAAGGTGTAACACTAGTAGTAATAGATGGCGTTACCGATAGTGTTACCGGTGGTGATGGATTGGGAGAAGCTGATGGAGTTACACTTGGAGTTACACTTGGGGTTACACTAGGAGTAACGCTCGATGTAGGAGTAATTGATGGTGTAATGCTAGTAGTGACAGAAGGCGTAACAGAAAGTGTAACAGATGGTGTAACAGATGGTGTAACAGATGGTGTAGGTGTTGTAGACGTAGTAACAGATGGTGTAGGTGTTGTAGACGTAGTAACAGATGGTGTAGGTGTTGTAGACGTAGTAACAGATGGTGTAGGTGTTGTAGACGTAGTAACAGATGGTGTAATTGACGAGGATACTGATGGAGATGCAAACGGTGTAAGTGTAACACTAGGTGTAGGTGTTATAGACGGGGTAATTGTTATAGATGGTGTTACAGAAGGAGTAACACTGGCTGTATGTGTTATAGACGGGGTAATTGTTATAGATGGTGTTACAGAAGGAGTAACACTGGCAGCGGGGGTGGTAGTAGGGGTAGGAGTAGGTGTAGCAAACGGTGTAGGTGTTATAGACGGGGTAATTGTTATAGATGGTGTTACAGAAGGAGTAACAGCTATAGAGCATTCAGGGAATGGGTTAATAGGGCTAAGTATAACTCGTCGAAGTTGTTCAAATCTACGAGAAACATCACATAAATATTCATCAGTTATTCCACATGATAGCGTATAAAACGGACATCCAACAAATACTTCCCAGTCAGTTGTGGATAAGGGTGAGTATACAGTAGCTAGAAGTCGTGATGTATCTGTGTCTTTATAGATAGAGCTTGTCCCCGTGGTCAAAGTACTAACCACGTATGGATATCCATCTGGTGCGAGATTAATTAACGGGTAATTTGCATATTTTAAAGAATCTTGTAGTCCGGAAGTAAAGCGGCTTCTTAAAGCACCACCGTAATTCCAAGTTTCATTACCCACAAAGCCAGTATCTAATCGAATAATATCATCATATGTATAAACAAACCGGTATGGGTATAAAGGAGTGCTCCATTTTAGATCGATATCCCCAATATAGGCGGACATTCCGTATAAAATAGAAGTTTCAAATATTCCAGGGTAGCTAGTACCCAGAGTTGATAAATCACAAGTATTATCAGGGCATCCGAGATTTGGCTCCATTCCTAAAAACGGTAATCTAGGTCTATCTTCTGAAATTGGTAGTTCTTGAGGTACTGATCCAGATGTTACGTTATTAATAGCAAATGCTGTTAATGGAGTAAACGCAAAGTTACCTTCTACCGTTTCTTTTTGATTACCTTCAACGTGAAACCCAGTTGTAACGATTGTACCATTAGTATTCGAACCGGTAAGAGGCTTAACAAAGGATATCCCTGGGCGATATCGTGAATTAGAATAGACATCAATACTGGAAAGTTCTTGCGTAAGTAAATGAGTGTAGAAGGTATCAGACTCAGACTTGTAGTCAACAACAACCTTACGACCATAGTTACCAAGCCGTGCACGTACAGTTTTCTTACCTGGACTAATTAATTCAAAAGCACTAATCGCTTGAGTTGCAATTATATCGAGATTTTGATCTCTTATCGTAATACTATTAGGTTCATAACTTCTACCTGACCGCGTAGCGCCGTCTATATATGTAAGTTCTGATGCAAAAACTCCTAGACTATCAAATCCAATACCTAGTATAGGTTTGTTTAAAGGCTGAGAAGATAAAGATGCACTAAGGAGAGTATTTCCAGAGAACCCAAGATCAGGTCCAACACCTCCACCACTTAACGGAAAACTTGCATCTTGCAAAAACATGCAATATCCAATTTCATCACCAGACGAGAAGTTACTTAGTTCATAAGTGAATGACCAAGTAATATCATATTGAGGTGACATGCCTTCCTCGAATATCTGCACTGCAACAGCTGAGAGTGGAAGGTCTGTAGGATAATCCATACAGATATTTAATCTGATAATCTAAATTTCAAGTAAGTATAAATATAATTAACTATTACATCCCCCATTCAAACTTGACTATACCAGGTGCAGTGGCCTCATATGATCCACCAACACTATGATTTGAAGCCCCAGGAGATCCGGCACCTCCCCAAAATGACGGATTACCATTTACTTCTTCATCACCAGAACTAGTATCCATACCACCCCAAGCTCCAGAAAGAATATGCACAGAAACAACATGAGGATCATTAGGTAAGAATGAACCATTATTAGCGGTAAGTCCATCAGCCCAAGAGTCTTGTGCGGGAGCAATAGCGCCAATTGAACGGGCTAGCTCAGTACCACCAATAGAAATATATGAAGGTTGCCCATTTGTTCTAGCAGTAGTACGACCAGCTCCAACCGTGTAACTAATAGAAGTACCTATAGGAGCAGAAAGGATACCATATATAGTTGCAGCGGCTCCACCAGCAACAGAACCACCAGTTGCACCGGATCCAGTTACCCAAAACTTTGTATAAGTGGCTTTTGTGGTATAAGTGCCGGAACCAGCAGTGTCATAAGCTACTAGACCAGGCATAGGTAATCCTATTTCAATATCATTATTAAGAAGAGAGAAAGCTGTACTAGTAACGTTAGATCCATTAGAAGAAGCAGTTAATCCATTTGTAACAGTAACATTGGATGTTGATACTACATCAGGCAATGCTTTAATAAAGAAGTTAACAGCTTTAGCGCTAACGCTACTTGTACCGGTACCTAAATGATATACGGTACCACCTGCTGGATTACTATTTGCACCGTATAACACAGTACTTGCATAATTAGGTAAATTAAAATTAGTATCATTACCACCATATTGTGCACCAATTACACCAGAAAGAACTCTATAATCTGTACCAGCTAGTTGTTGACCATTACATAGCAACCAACCAGTAGGCATACTTGTTCCCGTAACAGTTTGAACGACTGTACCGACCGGTACCGCGGAAGATGAAGAATTAAAAAATACAGTAGTAGAAGACTGTGGCGATGCCCATTTAAGATTTCCGAGACTATCGACGTTAAGAAAGCTATTTGCTCCTCCTAATCCACCAGTTGGAAACGAATAGTCAACATTATTAATATTAAGTTTCTGTGGTAAATGTAGGTGACTAGTATTAAATGCTGTAATCCTATTCGATTTTATTTGTGTACTACTTAAGGAAATCTGACCACTTACAAGCTCAATTGAATTACCTGTAAGTTCGTTTGAACCACTTAAATGTTGAGATGATAGAGTACCTACTGAAATAGTTCCTAATGTATCATTTACGATAATTGAATCATTAGCCGCTACAAAAATTTGAGCAATCTTATTCCAACCTGTAGCTGTTTTAACATATAATATATTGTTTGTTGTATTATAAGCTATATCTCCTACAGCTCCTTCAACCAAGGCTGTATGATCAGCAACAGATCCTAAAAACTTATTACCTGTAATAAGACCACCTTGTGTTGAACCATCACCGATATACAACCGTTTACTATCTGTTGTATATCCTAATTCACCTTGATCAAGGGTTATATTTTGACGATCAGCATTATCTCCACGACGAACGAGAAGTTTAAGAAGAGTATTTTCGAGAATTTCGATTTTTTTAGCCATGATTTTTAGAATTTAAATACTGGGATTGCGAAGTTACCATCTGCACCGGATGCAATTTGAATGAAACCTGCGGAAGATAGAGCAATGGCCACGGCGGATGTTTGATTACTATTAGCTGATAAAGCATTAATAACTGTTTCCCCTGTAGCCCCTGGTCTTGCTGCATTTAGCGATCCAAAGAAGATTTGCTCGTTACCGGTTCCGTCAGTTCCAGAAAGATTTTGTTGAACTGCATTAGTTGATGAAGTAATACGACCAGTTGAATCAAATACAGAAGTAAAAAGCGGTTGAGCCGTGCCACCGCCTATAGTTTCAAGAGCAATTGTAGAACCGCTTTTTTCAAGACCTGTTCCAAGTGCAGCTGATTGAATAGCATTACCATCAACGGTATTTGTACCTGCAGCAGCAAAGTCAAGCTTACCACCCGTAAAAGTAAATGCATTAGTAACATCAACACCAATTGCATCACCCGCACCCCCACTAAGGCCTAATCCAATATCCCCAGCACTAATATTAACATGAGATGTTTCAAGCTCACCGTTCGCATTAATCGTAATAGAGGAATTATCAATTCTTGCTGATAATCCGGTTGATCCATAGGCAAGGCCTCCGCTAAGATCAACAACATTACTACTTAATTGAGCAATACCAACACCATTGTTAGAAATATGAAGATTATTGCCAGCAGTATATTCTAAAGTTAGATCATCTGGTCTTGTTCCTATAAACGCCCATGATGTTAAATTAGCAGCATATGTGCCGGATAGTTGATATAATAAGTTATCCTCATAAACTAGATCTCCATTAACAGCCTCAGTAAGGTCAGTTCTGGTACCAACATACATCGGAGTATGTATAACATTACTTATATTATTACCTCCTACAGTAAACCCATCACCAACCCAAACGCGTTTAGCATCAGTTGTATACCCGAGTTCACCTTGTTCGAGAGTTACTGCCTTGCGTTGAGCATCAGTACCTCTTCTTAGTTTTAATTTTACTATTTCAATATCTGGCATTATTTTAAAATGTTAAGCTGTTCTTTGCCATACATACATACCGAATGTTGGCGGAATATTATTATGTGATTGATTACCACCTGTATTATCCGGTAGTAGGGGAGTTGCTTGTGGTCTAGATGGATTACCATGATCGGCATAGTAGCCTACGTTAGGATCATTTCCTAACCTCGAGGAGTTCTTAATAGGGTGAGTATGTTCTGGTAGTTCGGTAACTGTTAGTTGATGCTTATACTCCCCAGTTGTATCAACATCACCAGCTGCAACTGTATGGGTATCGCTACTATTATCAGTACCTTGACCAACTCCTGCTATGAACTTTCCTTTAGATACTTGTAGCCAAGTTGTACCGGTAAATCGATCACCTGGATTAGTATTGTCAATAGAAAAAATAACTGAACCAACTGGGTAAATTGTATCAGCAATCGCGGCTTTAAAATTGCTACCAAGTGCACCATCTACATCAATTCCTTGACCTGCTCTTCCTAAACTAAGTGCACTTTTATTACCAAATCCGTCATAAATATCTTCTTGCCCGGACGCTGGTAGAGCCTCACCTTTAGCATGAAGCACACCGACATATGTTTCGGAAATGTTGGTGTTTGTTAATGATTCACTTGCCATACATATATTTATGGTAGTGGCAGTATTAAGCAATCAAATTTCTATAATACTGCCTATAGTATATGATGGTTGTACATCAGAACTTATATCAGGCTCAACCAAATTAACTAATTTTTCTTGTACCTCATGTACCAGTTTAAAACATCTATTTAAAACTCCGTTAAGATTTTCTTCATTACCATGAATATAGAAATTTTCAAGTTCATTAGTTATAAACTTACTAAAATCAACATTATAATTATAATTATCAAGCTCTAATATATCATTATTAAAAGAACCGGTAAATCTACCTATAATATTATTCTTAAGAAGTAACACATCCTCAACTAGTTTAAATATTTCTGTATTAACTATAGATTGCTGTATAAAACTATCACTATTCAACGAAAATCCTTGACTACCATAATTAGTGTAATTAGGATCCTTTAGAACTCGCTGATAAGAACTCATAATAGGTTCATCGAAAAAGTATAATCTACCGGTAGTTAGCATAATTGTCCTATCATAGCTACTAGTAGATTGAAAAATTGAAAAACTATTGATCCGTGAATCTAGAAGACCACTTACTTGCTCAGTCTCAATTGCTTCACCAACTTGTGTACCTAGATTCCAAATAAACTCTGCTTGTGAAAAATTAATATCATTAAAATTCCACCGATTATTTATAGATACTGGATTATTAGATATTTCCACAGTTTCATCAGTAAAATCCAAAAGATAAAGTCGCTCAGTTCTGTACCTGCCAACAATTTTTGAAGGACGAGTTTTAAACTTTTTATATACTGTCTTATTAGTTGCAAAATACCAGTAATTACTATCTGTGCCTGAAAATGTAATATCTATTATTTCTTCTGTTTGAGCAAGTCTATCATCTAGAACTATCTCTTCTTTAAACCTAAAGTTTTCACCACTAAAACGGTATAAATATGGTATCCGAGATGTAATGTTATTTATAACTACATCTTTATAGGTTAAAATATATAGAGAATTAAAATCTGGGTCAAACCCCATTGCACCCAATGTCTCTGTATTAAAATTAATAGATGTAATACGAGTTATATAATTAAATTCCTCATCGAAAATTTTAACTACTTTGTTTCCAGAATCAAAAACCGCAACTGCATTATTAGTAACAGCTAATTTAGTGGGTCTAACAAATTTAGTCTGGCGTCTTGAGTCACCATAACCACCTACTAACTCAATATAGTTACGTTTATTTCTAAGAGAACTATCATTATTAACATAACCAGCAATATCATAACGTAAAACAACATTATTACCAGTATCAGAAAGATATAAATATTTTTTTGTAGAGGCAATTCCACCTAACTCTTTAAATGTTAGATTATTTTCATCTGTAGTTTCATATCCAGTAGTATCTTCTATAACAGTTAAATCTGTGTTAGATCCAGTTAAGCATATAAGATCGGAAGAAGTACACGCAAATAACGAGAAATGATCTTCAAAATCTAAATTAGCTTGCACAGTTGCATCAACAATATAACCAAAGGCACTTAGATAATGATTATTTTCAAATCTTACATTTTCAACAAATTGAGGATTTTCAGTATTTGATGTATTAATCTGAAATGCAGATAATGTATTAGAAGAAAGAGAAGCATATCGTATAGATTCAGTATATGGTAACTTATTAGATGCTATAAAAAGTCTAGAATAAACATATGTATTATTTTCACGTAAATTATCTAATTTAAGTTTAAATAAATCGTAATTAAAATTATCATTAAGACTGAAGGTACAGTTATCAACGGAGTTTGGTAAAGTAATATCAGTATCACTAATAACTCGATCGGTAAAATTATTTGTAAAAAATAAATCTGTAGCAAAAGTGTTTTTAGATGTAAGTGTTTTATTGGTTATTACTTCTTTAGCAACATTATCTTTAGTTTCAACAAAACCATAAAAATCTGACCCGGTAAGAGTAAACATATTACCGGAAGTATAAACTTTTTTATATGAGGAATAATCAATAATCATTTTTTAATAATCTTTAAATACTACATCGTTAATTGTTACCCCGACTGGTGTAAAATCTTTAGCCTCTGCTAAAATAGATGCTTTAATTTGTTCTCGTATAGTAATATCAGTAATGTTAAGATTTCTTACAACAATATCAATCTGGTTTGAAGAATTATTTCTATTAAATTTAAAGAACTGTTGTATTTCAGTTTTAGATGTACGCTGACCAGCTGGTAACGAAAGAACTATATTATCTAGCTTCTGTTGCACTAAATATAAAGCATACACTAATTCAGTATCAATAGCTCTATCGTATATAAAAGGATTTCTTATAGTAAGATCTTTAGTATAATAATAACCTGGTTGTTTAAGATAAGTTGAGAGGTCCATGTTACTCTGGAATCCTGTAGATCCAATAAAAAACTCATCGCTAAATATATCTTGAATCATATACTTACCAGGAGAGAATGTTTGATTTTCATATAGTTCAGCATTTATATATAAAGTTGAGTTACCTTGTATAGTATCTAACCTATAAGTAAAATTATAGAATCCTGGTTCGAAATTTGTAGGGTCAAAAGAAATTGTTTTCGTAAGAATATCTTCTGTATCCAGATAATTTGTTAATGTTAATTTAAAATCTATGGATGAAGAATCATATAAATGATTAATAACATTATAATTTGTTAATTTAGTAGCAGGAGTATTATGACCGAACGAAACCCCTGATAAAGCAGCTGCTGTTAATGACGGCATAGTACCTTTGGAAAGATAAAGCTTTTCGTCGTTACCTTCAGCTAATAATACCGGATATTGAAAATTTATACCATTTCGGTATTCATTAACCCAATCCATCGAAATAAACGTTCCGCCAGAAAGGGCAACGGTTGTCTCAGTCGCAGGGGTAGGTATAGTAATACTACCAATTGAGCCTGATAGCTCTAAAATACCACTTGTATTAAAGACAAAATATTCCGTAGGCTTAAGTATGTAAATTTTATCTTGCGCTACTAAAAAATCTTTAATATTAGTTTTAAGAAAAGCTTCTGGGGCATCGTCTAAGTTATGTTTAACAATAAAATCACTAACTTGGTAAAAAACTGTAGAATCGTTTTCCCAATTAGTATTAGTTCCTGGTAATTTATATATAGCGTCGTTATATTCTAAAACATTATCATATAGGCAAAATTCTTTTTCGTATACATCAAATTCAGCTGCAGAAAGAGTGGAAACAGCAAATGTATTGGTATTAATTCTTCGAACGTTTTGATCACTAGAAATAAAATCAATGTTGTTATGCATTTGATAATAACCAATATATTCTAAAATATCACTACCACAATCTAATTTAATCTTATTGCCTTGTGTATTGACTTTATAAAAAAGATTACCAGAAGTAGTAACAATGTAATCATCTAATGCACTTCTCTTGAATACCTGTTTAATTTTTGTTTTAAATTCTATCTTATTTCTTAATTCAAAATCTGTGTTAAATATGTATAAAGTTTGATCACTTACAACATGAATAAACGGAGTAACTGTTTGATCTTGGAAAATGCCGAAACCTCTATTTGTATTATTACCTAATAATTCAAATCCGTATTGATTGGACGGATCTAAATACATATCAAAATTTAACGTAAAGTTTTTAGTTTTATCTATATCGTCGGATACGTTAAAAACAGTATAAGTACTACCATCAAACGTTAATTCTCGTGTATCGACATCTGTGCAATAATTTTCTGTTTCCCCTCTAACAATTCTAGAGGTATTGTACATATCGAATGCTGAAACTAATGGGGCCGAGCTATCAACAATATCTTTAATATCTGAATTACCAATTCTTTGATATTTAATAGCTATATTTGGCTCAATTGCTGCATCACTCTGCTTGTCAAAGAATTTTTCCTTATTAATAATAGCATCAGATACTTTAATATTAATAGTATCTACACTATCCTGAAAAGAAGGTGCATAAACAGGAGTTGATGAAAGAGCAGCTTTTTTAGAAATTTTATCTGGATAGTAGTACCTGTCGACCCATAAACCTTCCTCACCTAAATTGTTACCAGATAACCATGTACATAAATAACGGCCATTATCATATTGAGTTGTATTTTGTCTCCTAATAAAAATTTTGTCAGATAATATAGGTGAAGGCCCGGCGAAAGAGCCGTTATATACAAATTGTGTATCGTTTATATTAAGTTTTTCATATGGATATATTGATGAAGGCGCTACAAAAAATGTGTCAGAACCATTTTCAATAAAAATATCTTTATCATAAAAAGTGTAATTAAGATTAATCTTATCTATACCTTGCTCTTGGTTATTACCTGAATTTAAATTATAATATTCTCGTGGATCATGCCCGAGACCGTTAGGACTGTCTATCATATTAGAACCACGTTTAACAAAATTAAATTCTGACCTGTTAGTGTCTAATGTTAAGTAATTTAATTGAAAACTATCAGCAGATATTGTATTGTATGCTGTTGTAAGCATGTATTGACCGTCTTCATTTAAACTGCTATTTACAGTATCTAAAATTAAGTTAGAAGCTTTTCGTACATTATAGTTAGCAAAACTTTTATTTATAAACTGCTTGTTTTGATCTCGCGAGTAATCAATATGTAGTAGATTACTAATACCACGGTTAAGGCTTCCTGATAATAAAGGTGTAAGTGTAAGCTGATCTCCACTTAGTGCAACTATATTGAGCACATCATTATAAAATTTAAATAGTTGCAAATATCCATCGTCGTCTAAAACATATCTAAATACATCACTTTGCTCACGGACAATACTTTTATAATCATCGGTATTTCGATAAAACACGAATTTATTTATCCGTTCGCCTGACGTCGGATCTACGTTGGTATTATAGTTTAGATAAAAATCAAATAATCCATCATTATGCTTAATACGACATAAATTATTATTTAACGCTTCAATTTCAAAAAAGTAATTATTTTGAAATAATCCAGTCTTATTGAGTGGTTGTATACCTAGAGCTTTTTGATCTGTTGTTACACTTTCATTACTCTTAAAAATATAAAAATATTTAGATGGTTGATTATCAGGTATCTCAAATCCAATTTTTGTAACTAAAGATACAGCAGTATCTTGAGCAAGGGAAGATACAGATATAAAGTTAGATAGTTTATTTTTATCAGTTAAATAAAATGACGAGTAATTATTAATTTTACTATCACGCGCTCCGGAAAGAGCATCAATAAGATTAACATTTAACCCTTGCTCTAATGTCGATTTAGTTTGCTCAAATGATATAAATTTATCATTATAATCCGCGGAAGGAAAAGAAACTGAACTAACAGAGTATGTATTGGTTGTCGCCATTTACATACATATTTAATGGTACAATCATGAGACGCAATCAATTATTCAAGAAAGTGATATAGGTAGCGTTATTAAATTTAGATTGCAAATTTGCTATAGTATTACTAGCCGAGGCTCCTATCATTTGAGTTGATGTAATTCCAAGCTTTTGTATATTATCATAATAGCTTTCACGAATTAATTTTATAGGTTGATTTATATTAGCGTAAAAGCCGTTATTATAATATATTAAAAACTGAGCAGTTAAATTAGTAAAAAATGAACTAACCGCAGGTACATAAGTATGTTCGTATTGATTCAAAATAGTTCCACCTACTTTACCGTATAAAACTTCATCAAAAATAGATTTAGTTTTATAGTTAAATACAATATCTTTTTGTGCGTATTGTATATTACTTGAATCTCCCCAATTAATATCTAATGTAAGAGCTGAACTAGATGTTTCAGAGATTCCGGTAAGCACGAAATTTATTGTAGGTACTCCTTTAAACAATATCTCATCTCCAAAAACATTTATGTTTTGAGTTACTGATGACAGGTTAATAAAAATCGTGCTCATTATACATTAAAGGTAAAGTTTTTAGGATCTCTTGTAAAAGAACCGTTGCTTGCAGAAATTGAGTTAAAGTTAGTAGTATCTCCAAATGTGGATGTTCTTGTAATATTATTTAGTGGTTCATATCTATTTGAATTTACAACGGAAAGTTTATTATCTGACATTTTAAAAGATACATCAACTATATGAGAAAAATCGTTTTTATCATTTACTATATACGTTAACTTAAACAAATCATTCAAACTATTATATGCAATGGTTGGTGTATGAACTGAATCTGGGGTATAGTTTCTAGCAGATAGTGATGGTATATTTAATTTGAAAGCACTAAGTGTTATATCAGTAGCTCCTTCTGGATATATCTTTCTTGATGTATTTTGTTGAATATTGTACTCATAAATTTCTGGATAAACAGCTTTATAGTTACTCGCTATTAGTCCGCAGGTATCATTTATATCATTACGAAAACGTGCAAAATAAACCATATTTGTATCCTCTACGTAGAAACGATTTGTAAATGCCTCTACTGTATTACCACTATTGACTGAATATAACGTATTAGTAGTGGCTGGTTGAGTAAATTTACCATTCTTATAACCTATTTTATCAATAATAAGAGTAGATTTGGTTTGAAGGAAAATAGTATTTTGGATAATATCAAAATCTATAAGATCTTGACTAATTTGATTTTGAACTGCAGTTGAATATTTTGTGATCGTTTTAGCTAGAGCAGATGATAGTGGCTCTGATGTTGAATAGCTACCATTCTTAACATATAGTTTTCCTTCAAAAGATTTTTGTTCTTCTTTAGTAAGTGAGACACCTGATGAGGTAAGATTAGAAACTACTGTTAATCCTCTAGAATCTCTACTATCTATATATCGATAATTATCAGAATAAATAAAGTCATTAGGTAGAACAATTTCATCTGTAAAAAATCCACCTTCATATCTCTTATATTGACCTCCTGCCGAGAGGTAATATCTTACATCAACGTCAAAAGTAAGTTCGGAGTTTTCTGTAATAATATTAAAAGCTGCTTCCGTGGTAATATCTGATAATGGTGTTTGATTGGTTTGTAGATCTACTGGAGTAGGAAATGTACCTTCTGCAAGAACTGTATAGTAATAATTAGTAGATGCGGGGTAACCTGGACCTAGCCCTGTAAGTGGGTTAGGAAGCTCTGAGCCGTCTAAAAAGGTAAAAGCGCCACCGTCTCGCCAATATGGTTTAATGTTCCTAGTATCCTGAATAAGTTCTTGATATGGATAGAATTCTCTCATATATAGAGTCAGCGGAGTACTTAAAGCTGTAAGGCCGTTTGTATATGTGCTAAGTCCAGACTTAATAGTAGTACCGGAAACACCGGTTGATGAGTAATTAAAATTATAACCGTCATTTATATCAAAAAACAAGTGACCATTTAGCAATAAATTTTTAACTTGTGTAGATGCGCTTGTATCTATAGAATTTAAAGGTTCTTTTTTAAATAGAGCATATTCATTACCATATATGTCGGTTTGATATTTATTAATTATTCCTTGATTATATAAATCAGTAAAATTTAACTTATAGCTAAGATCATTACGATCTTTTAACTGGGTATCGTTACGCTCTTTTGTAGTATACGATTCAAAAGTAGTAGCTTTATTTGTAATTCTGGGGTCCCCAGCCGCTAGCCCACTGGATACGTTTCTTGTATTGAACCTATAATCAAATTTGTAATATACTGGGTATACAGGCTGTGGGTTAATTGAAACATTACCGTACTGTGCTGGATCTGGAAAAATATATACATTTCCTGTGTCTAACGAAGTAGTATCTATTTCATACAAAAACGTTTCTGCTTGAAGTTTAAAAAGTCCGATATCATCTTCTTTAAAATTGAGACCAACATCTCTCAAAAGTTTGGTTTGATTACTTTCAACTGTCGCTGTATCAACTCCTTGCAAATTGAGAGAATTAGCAGCAGGATTATCCGCCCCTACCAATAACCCAGATGTTGCAGGGGTAGTAGTAGTATCAATATAGTATATATCAGTACCAATATATTTAGAAATTAATGATCTTTTTAAAGAATAAAATTGAGCAATTGATAAGCCACCTGTTTCATATTGATTGTATATTTGAACTAACTCGTTATCAGGATTACAAATAGCATCAAACTCGTCAGGAGTTAAAGAAGGTGGGTTAATTTTAAATGAGCGTAAATTAGTTAAAAAGTTATCACCAGAGGAAATAGCATTAATACCTGACGGATCTAAGTAATATTTGGTTTCAATTTCATTAATATTATTACTATTCCCTGTATCCGGAAGATCGAAATAATCTCCGTATACATCAATAAACTCTTCAATCTCTATACCTAAATTTTCTACTGCTGCAAAAACAGATTCATTTTCTGTATCAAGAGAGTCTTCTGTATTAAAGATAAAATTATAAATATTATCGAAAATTGCTTTCTCTAACCCCGAGGTACTACCTTTAATTTTATTTCTATCAATTACATATTTACCTTCATCACGTTTTTTCTTATAAAATAGCGCAATATCCTTAAGACGGTTAGCGAAAAATGGTATAGCTACATCTAAATCAGCAGGGTCGTTAAAATTTATTTTTTCAAGGAAACGTTTTTCTGTTTCCGTAGTGTAGTTAATAACAATTTCTTTAATAAACTGCCTATAATAATCTTTAAATAGAGTTTTTTGCTCTTCTTTTGAAGAACCTTGGGTGGAATACCAACTTTGCAGATAAGCACTATAGTATGAGCTGTACTCTTCCGGTGAATAGTCAGCCTGTGTATTATTAATAAAATCTAGAAAGGAAAACGGGGCAACAGTATCTCTATATACACCATCTGTTATATCAGGATTAGTGATAGAATACTTAACTAGAACTGTTCTTATAGATTGGTCAGGCATAATTATTAATCTTCAAAAAGTTTGAGGCCTTCATACAAGGATTGTGAAAAAATATTTGACATAGTACCGTTATTTTTTGACCAATCGTTATAAGAAGTTAAAGTGTAAGAAATAGTATTATTAGGATCTGTAAAGTCAATTATAGAGTCTTCAATATCTGTAGTTACGTCTTTCTGATAATAAAAATTATAAATATCAAAAAGATCGCGACCCCCGCCTGTTATTAGCGGCCATCCCCATGTTGAATTGTAATCACTTAATCTGTAAAATGTTGAGCTAGCAGAGAGAGGTTGAGTAAAGATCTCAACATCATTTTCCGTAGCTATTGCACATTGATTAAATTGCTCTATAGTAATAAATGTACCAGTGTCAAGCTGATCGGATGTTGCTGATATTAACTGACCGGTGGAAGTGCCATATACAAATCCGGTTGTAGTAGCAATGGTAGGAGTAGTTCTAGCACTTAATGGTAAAGTAGTGTTTAGAGTAATAAACTTCCCACTATACTTTTCTGCTGCCACTATTGATTGTCCAGCCACTATAGTACTACCTGCTGTTAGTTTATTACCTAAATTATAACCGTAAAACTCACTATCACTATAGCCGTAAGATTGATAATGGGTTTGATTTCTATTGCGCTTACCAAATAATTGTGATTTACTAATAGAAAGTAAGTCAATAAGTCTATTTAATTTAGCTGGAAAAGAATACTTATTTAATTCCGGTAAATTAAGCATTTGCAAAATACTATCTAACTCATCAACATTACTTTCATCTATTGAAGAGTTGTTACTAAAGAAATTTTGAATCTTTTCATATGTTGCTTTACCAATAGCATCTTGAGTTGAGCTTAAATCACCAAAGATAGATCCTAAAAAATCACTCATTAAAATTTTAGAATCGGTAAATAACGGTTGGATTGCAATATCTTTAAAGGTTTGTTTAAAGTCAATATTTTCCCCTTCTTTAGCAATAGTATAAAAACTACTTGGATATATCGTAAAAGTATTACTAGCTCCAGATATTACATTACCTAGATAAGTAGTATGACCGGAAAGATAAACATTCTCTAATGTTGAAGCATTATTACTTACAAAATAACCCTTGTAAAAACCACCTGTATCTAATGTAGATAGAGTCAGAAAATTAGAGGTAAATTCAACATTATAATTAGTAGTACCGTTAGTTAAAACAAGATTTAACACTTGACCACTATTAGCACTTAACAATGGCATATTTTTTTGAGTAAAATTATTCGTATCTTTAACTTTAGTAACAAATGCAATTTTTGTAGTTGCAAACTTTGTTGTACTAATATCAAAAGTTGAAAGGGTATTACCTACACCTTCACCGTCTATACCATTAGAAGTAAACGATAATCTATCATATGTATTGTTGGACTCGATAGTAGCAGATACACCATAATTTGTTGTATTAGCATATTTAAAAATATCACCATGCTTATAACCAAAAGTAAGATTATAGGTACCTGGAAAATCACTTTTAAAATATACATCAGCTGTACCAGTTAAACCAGCATAAAATGCTTCAGGATCTGTTTTATCAACTGATACAATTTCAGTACTACTTAATTTAATATAGATAGGGGTATTATCAGTTATTATATTGTTAACATCTATATTTTCAACAACCCCAGATGTAGTTAATGTTTGAACAAATGATGAATATGGTTTAAGATGGCCATACGTCTCGTCATTATAGCTATTACGAAAGTAATCATTATCTGACCCGGCTGAAGAGTATGCTACTATAGACGGTAAATTATTTTTAACAGACCTATAGGAATTGTATCTATTAATAGTGATAGGAGCTTGTAACTGACCAGTATTGGCTGATAATATAGAACTAGCGCTAATTGTTAACGTATCCTCAATATAGTCCTTAATATTTACTTTTGATGAAAAGGTATCTAAATAACCGGTACCATTTTCATCATATAAATAACATGTAACTTTATATCTACCGGGAGTTTCATAAGAATGTGAAGCAGTAACACTTTCTACCGTTGTACCATCTCCAAAATCCCATACTACTCTTTTATTAGATACAAAATCTTCTATACCATCAGTTAAGTTTGGTATAAATGAAAGAGGTGTAAATGGTAATGCATAGCTCTCGTATGTCTCCACGTTTTTATAATCACGCACGTGGAAAAAATTATATAGCAAATCGAATTCACCGGAGGAATCGAGTTGTAAAGAACTTAGCGACATATAACATATTTAATCTTACAATCGTCGTATAGCAATCTTATTCGTGATATTCTGAGGATTGTAAAAGTACGCAAATTGGAAATCTTCTAATTGATAATTTAATGACTGTAAAACATTATCTTCTTCTTTATAATCAGGATTCCATATGATAAAATTTAAATTAGGAACTACACTATCACCATTAATAGTGTCGATAGCTGTAACACCCGGTATATTAAGAATATCCGTTGTAAGATTAGCAACTGATACTATACTACCTAATTGAACATTATTAAAATAATTGTTAATGATATTATAAATCGAAGATCTAACTGCACCATCATTAATAGCTTGATTTTTATCTAAAGTTACTCGTAGAGATGAGTTATTAACAGTATCATCAACTGAATCATCATTAGAATTTGGTGCACCAAAAGCAAATGCTTTAAAAATCGCATCAGAAATAACTACATTTTGTGTTACATCTTTTTTACTATTGCAGAATTCTGTAATAAGTTGCTTTTGTGCTGGATTCAAATAGTTCGGAGTTAGTCCGTTTAATGTAGGATTACTGTCAGGAACTGTATATACGTATACATTATTAAAGGAAGTAGAAGAAGAAAAAAGCACTTGCGAATATAAAACACGAGCATCATCATTACCATTTGCTAATCCTATTTCATTGTAATAGGATAATACTTTTGATGTGTAATCTAAATTAGATAAAATTTTAACATCGCGTGTTATATTATTAAAGTTTCTATTAATTTGGTACTCATAATCATTCTTTGTAACTAAACGATTTTGAGAAGCAAAAACTTTTGGTGCGTTACGTCTTATTTCTGCAACAGTTTCAGCTACCTTAGTTGGGGATGAAGCAAATTGATTATTAACAAGAATATCACCAAGCTGGGAAGGCACTATCAGTGTTTGATCAGTAGAATATATAATATTTTTAATAGCATTAAAGTTTGGAGATCCATATAAATTAAATGAACTATTTGTAAGGGCATTAGGGTTTATTATACCAGCTTCGTTATCAGAGGTAACATAATAGATAATTACTGTATCATTAGCTTCTAATTGCTTACCGTTCAAATTATTACCAAATTTAAACTCATAATTACCACTACCATTAAGACGCTTTTCATATTTTTTAGCATCAGACTCTTCTAAAAACAACGAAGGAGTTTCAGTATATTCTGACCAAGATCCTGTTGTGTTATTTTGTACAAATATGTTAAAAGTATTATCACTAACAAAATTTGTATTACTAACATTAGATACACTCTGTTTAAATTGTTTAGATGTAAACGTATCAACTAAAATAATATTTTCATAAGGCTCACCAGTTGCATTAAACGTTGTTTCTGTTACAGCTCCTTGATAGAGAGTACTATTGGAAGTAGGTACAATTTCTAACGTATTATCGGTCGTTTTCTCAAATGTAATATCGTCTGTGGCAACATACGTGCTACCATTTGTGGCTATAGAACTAAATCTAGGAATTGTATATACGTTTGAAGTTAAATTTACTGCGGAAAGAGATATGTTAACTAAAGATGTTTGATCACCCAGTGGGTTATATCCTATATTAGATACCAACTTATTCATGTTTTCATAAATAGTCGCAGTATTAAAAGCAGATTCATTTGAAGTTGTGTTTAACTGAAACAATAACACGTGATACATATAAGCTACTACATCAATAAACGCACTAAAATTTGATCCCTCAAAGTTTTGATCTGTAAATATTTCGTTCTCATTAAGCCTATCAATTATTAACCCCTTTAAAGAGTTGGCGTCAAAAGTGAGATAAGCATTCTTTGGAAGGCTGTAGTCTGTAAAATCTTGAAGGCTCATTGTATATATTTAATCTAGCGGCTTTATTATACTATAACGTAGCCATCTTTATTAAGAGTGGCATTTAAAGAAAGCTCGTTAATATCAAGTTTTGGAATACTAAACCCAATTTCAATATCATATTGATTATTATCCGGGTTACTAGTAATACGAACTTCATTAAGAGATATACGCGGTTCTTGTACCCCTAGATTTAAATAAATAAATTGCCCTAAAAAGTATGAAGTAGTCGTATTAATAGGTTCGAAAAGATAGCTTCTAAAATCTAAACCTAGTAAAGGATTTAGTAGTTTTTGACCGGGGGTTGTGGTTAATATATTTTTAACTGAGTTAATAACAGCTCGACCATCTTGTAATTCAGCAAGATCTTTTGGCCCGGATGTAGAGTATAACTCAGGCTTAACGAAGCGCGAGAATTCTAAATCAAATTTTATATCTTTATATAAGTAGCCCTCCTCTAGAGATTTTTGCTCAAGAGGCGTTCTTTCTAAATTATCTAATCTTACTACCATAAATTTGTATAATTATTTATCTAAAGGACTAAATAATAGTATGGCTAAAGACAAAAAATTTCTCCATCTATTTGAGTATTATATGGCAAAATATCCTGCTCGTGGGATCCAAAGTGGATTTCAGCAGAATGACGTTTTTAAGTTCAATGATAATTTTAAAAGTGATGAAGTTTACGGAGATCTTCCAACTAACGTAAAAGAAATTATTGACGATTTTATCGATACTGGTTTACATCTACGGGTAAGAGGTATTAGCCCGGAAGGTGATAAATTAACGTTATCTGTTGATCATGGTGGTGGACGATATGTCGGAACAGTTGATGTTCCTTGTCATCTAGGTGAACCTGTTGATTTCGGTGTTAACTTACCATCTATACCCGATACTCAAAAGCGTAAGGATGATGTTAATATTACTCCTAAAGAAGTTGAGCAAGATGACGAAAACTTATCTAATAAAACAGATAAAGGAGATGGTAAACTTACAGAAACAGAGATTACTTTAAAGAAAGAAAGTTATGTAGCTGACCTGTACTTACCTGAATGATATGTAAAGGAGCAAAAACAACGTAGTGAGCTCCTATACGCATACGGTCAGTATTGGTAACATATAAGCGAAATTATGACTCAGCAATTTGATGAAGGTTATAAAGAGATACTTATGGGGCTACTATCTTTAGGCGCTACCGCTTATGAAACTGACTACATTCTCAAAGCTCTTAAAGAAAGACCGGAGCCTATAGAGCAAAAGATAGATGCTGTTGAAAAAGCTGATGAATTAATAGCTTCTCCTAAATTTGATAAAGTAGCATCTGAATTACTACAACAGCTTAAAATCGAAAAACCACCAACGGAGATTACTTCTAAGCTTGATAATATTCCAGACAAAGGCTCGACAGAATATATTCTTAATCGATTGACTGATGGTGGGTTAACAAAAACTGCTGCTATAGGGGTAGTGGCAAATTTGAAAGCAGAATCTAATTTAAATCCAGCTATCAAACAACTTGATGGTGGTCCGGGCCGCGGGCTAGCACAATGGGAAAAAGGTGGTAGGTATGATACTGATCCCATTAACTTAACAAAATTTGCTAAAAGTAGAGGCACAGATTGGAATAATCTCGATACACAAATAGATTTCATTTTATATGAAATGGAAAAACATCCAGAATATAAAAAGGTGAAGCAGATGTTAAATCAAACAGACAATGTTAAGGATGCTACTATGATTTTCTTAAAACGGTATGAAAAAGCCGGTACACCACATACTAAAAAGCGGTTGAAATATGCTACAGAACTAGAGGATATTATATAGTTTGTGTATAAATATATGTATGGTTAAATTTATTTCTCTATATTTAGCTTTTTCTATAAGCATATTTTCTGCTGAGATAAATCATAGTTTAAAAATTGATGAAATTATTTCGGCAGATTTAAAGTATAAAAAACTATTAATGCCTAAGAAATCATCAGATGATGTATTTGTTAGAAGGGCTTTTTTAGATATAGTTGGAAGAATACCAACATATGAAGAAAGTATCGGGTTTAAAAAGTATAATGATAGAGAGAAGTTAGTTGAATATCTTATAAACTCTCAGGGCTATAATGAGTCGATGTTCAATTTCTATGCTGATACTCTTAGATTGAAGAAAAAACTTAACGGTAACGTCTCCGGTGAGACTTATATAACTTGGGTTAGAGAGCAAATTAAAAATAATACTCCTTACAATAAATTAGTTAAAGATATTTTAACAGCCCAAGGTACAATATATACTAATCCAGCCGTTGGATATTTTCTAAGAGATGAAGGTATGTTACTTGATAATGTATCAAATACCTTTCAAGCATTTGCCGGTATGGATGTCTCTTGTGCTCAATGCCATGATCATCCATTTGATGATTGGTCACAGATGGAGTATTATGAAATGAGTGCTTTCTTCACCACTGTTAATACCAGAAGTGATAAAGGTATGCGTAAGGAATATCAAAGACTTCGTAAGGAGGCAGAAGCAACAGATAAAGCCAAAGAAACAAAAGGAGCTCTTAATGAGATTGGTCAATTCTGGCAACAAGGAGGATATCGTAATAAAGTAGATAGTGATCTTAAGAAGGTACTCTCTCTACCACACGACTATAAGTATAAAGATGGTGACCCTGGTGAAGTAGTTAAGGCTGCTACACCGGTTGGTGATAGAGTTAAAGAAACTCGCAAGAGAAATAAATTACAGCCAAGCTTTGCACAATGGATGGTAAGTGAAGAACACCCTACATTTACTGCTAATATTGTTAATAGACTTTGGCATAAAGCATTTGGCTTTGCCTTAATAGATAATCTTAACAATATAGCAGAATATGATGAGCTTCGTGAGAGTCGTAATGATAAGTTATTATTATATCTGGTTGATGTAATGAAGGAAGTTAATTATGATCTTAAGAAGTTTAACTCTATTTTATATAATACAAAGTTTTATGGGTGTGAAACAGACCCAGAAGATAATTTTCAAGGTCCTATTATGAGACGTATGACCGCTGCTCAACTTTGGGATAGCCTTATTACTCTATATACGGGAGACATAGATAAATGGCAGCCAGAGAATAGAATAGAAAAGTTCCGTTATATGTTTCCGGAAGATCTAGCCACACTTAACTCTATACAAGCGTTAAAAGTATATAAAGATTTTAAAAGAATTGAGAAAGAATATTATAAAGGAGCCCCTAAAGCAGGTAAGGTCTTTGCAATTAGATCCTCTCATATCTTTGACGGTAGGGCTCGAAACTTTATGTTAGAGTTTGGAGGATCGGATAGAGAGCTAATTGAAAATGGTAATCAAGAAGCCAATATTATGCAAATTTTGACTCTTATGAACTCTGGTATGACCAAAGAGTTAATGTCAGTTAAGAGTAGACTTGGTCAGAAACTTTTAGATCTAAAAAGAAAAGAAGCAGTTAATTATGTCTTTCGTTCTTATATTGGTAGATCACCCTCAAAAGATGAGCAGCAAGCATTTAAAGGAGTTGGATTTTCTGATATTGTTTGGGTGCTTATTAACTCTCACGAATTCAAACTAATTATTTAATATGGAAAGAAGAACATTTATACAAGCATTAGCAACCAGTACTTACGGAGTTAAAGCATATGCAAACGCACCGGTGCCCGAAAAAGTAAAAGCAAAAAACATTATCTATATTTACCTTGATGGTGGTATGAGTCATATTGATACTTTTGATCCGAAAGATGATAAAGAGGTAATGGGTGACACGGAAAAAATTATTACACGAGGAGATTTCCAGATAGGAAATAGACTTCCTAAATTAGCAGAAGTAATGAATAAAGCCGTTGTAATACGCTCAACAACGTCTAAGACAGGTGCTCATCAGCAAGCTCAATATCTCAGCAGAACTTCATATAAACAACTTGGTACTATTACTCACCCATCGTTAGGATCATGGGTGTCGCATATATCGGATAGGGATAAAGCTATTCCGGATTTTGTTCTTGTTAATGGTATAAGCACCCACCCGGGTTCGGGGTTTCTTCCAAAGAGACAATCACCCTTACCTATTATAGATCCTAAAGATGGTCTTAAGAACTCCAAGGTTGATGATAAGCTTCAAGAAAGAATGGCTTTACTTAAAGTTATTAATAAAAAGATTAACGCACCTATAGCTGATACTTATAACGAATTCTATGATGATACAGTTCGGTTTCTTAAATCTAAAGACTTAGAGTTATTTGATATTAGTAAAGAGCCATCTGCTAAGAGAGAGCGTTATGGTACTTCTCGGTTAGGTCAAGGATTACTTCTTGCTAAAAGATTAGTTAAAGGAGATATTAAATTTATTGAAGTATCATCTGGTGGTTGGGATACCCATACAGATAACTTTACAAAGCTTGATGACAGAGTTAAAGAGCTTGATGATGGTGTAAGCGCTCTTGTTGAAGATTTAGAAAGTGAAGGCTTACTTGATTCTACTCTTATTGTTATCGCCACAGAGTTTGGACGAACACCAAAGATTAATGTTAATACAGGTCGCGATCACTACCCTAAAGCATACTCAACTGTTTTAATAGGAGCTGGTATTAAGAGTGGTATGGCTTATGGCGAGACTGATGACACAGCTTCAAAGGTTATAAAAGATGCTGTAACGATATCTGACATTAATGCTACTGTCGCACATTTAGCCGGACTAGATGTTACTAAAGAATATTCATCTCCGTCTGGACGTCCATTTGAATTAGCTGATAAAGGAAAGGTAATTAAAGATGTGTTGGGGTAGTCAATACTTGCTTAAAGTGCTAAGAGCTATAAATAAAGGTATGAGCACTAACCCTGAGGCAAGTTGGCCTAAGTTTAAATATTTAGAAGGTGAAATAAGCGGTAACCTTACTAAAACCCGTACTATGGGAGTTGATGATACTGGTATTATTCATTCATTAGGTTATAAATCTGATATGCATATTAAAACTGATATTGCAGCAGGTACAATAGAGAAGCAAGCAGAAGGATTAAAAGGTTTTATCGGTACTGTTGAAGCATCAGATGGTAATACTTATTACATGCCGGCCTATTCAAGCTCTATTGGTATTCTCAACAAAAAAACAGGTGAGATAACTACTGTCAAAAAATTTAATATGACTCCGCAGGTACGTTCAGGAGCAGAAGGTGCTAATGGTATTATTTATATGCCATCATATACAAGTACATTAAAAATATATACATATGATACAAAAACTGGGGAAGTAGATTCTTTTACACCCACAAAGAAAGGATCACACGGTCACATATGGGGAGCAGCAGCTGATAAGAAAGGTGAAGTATATATGCCCCCAGCGCTTAACAATTACGTAGCTAAAATAGATAAGAATGGTGAATTTAAATATTTAGATGGTCCTAGAGTTACATCTGGAGTGTCTGGGTTTAATGTAAAATATGTTGGTGCTACCTATGTAGAGTCTGTCGACAAAGTATTTTGCTTACCTCGTAAAGGTAGTAAAATTTTAATTATAAATTGTGCAGATGATACATATGAAGAAATTGATTTACCGGCTGATTACCTCGCAGTTTCAAATGTTAACAGAAACTTTCATGGCTACTTAGCTCCTGATGGATGGCTGTATAGTGCTTTTTGGGCTGATACATACTGTTTTAGAATCAACCCAGCAACATATGAAATTCAATGGAATAATTATGAAAAGGAATTTGAAGATAGTGGTATTCAGAACAGAGGTACAGGATATTCAACAGCTGCTATTACAATAGGGGATGATGTTTATCTTGGATTAGCAGGAACAACTAAAGCAGTTAAGCTTGAGTTTGAAAAGCAGTTAGTTATTTCTAATGAAGATGTAGCTCCATCACCTTCAACTACTGCTTGTGGCAGTTGTCCTTCTTCTTCTGCTACTATATGTGGTAGTTCTCCATCACCAACGCCAACAGCTACTGCATGCGGCAGTTGTCCTTCTTCTTCTGCTACTATATGTGGTAGTTGCCCATCGTCATCTGCTACTATATGTGGTAGTTGTCCTTCTTCTTCTGCTACTATATGTGGTAGTTGTCCTTCTTCTTCAGCTACTATATGTGGTAGTTGCCCATCGTCATCTGCTACTATATGTGGTAGTTGCCCATCATCTTCAGCTACTATATGTGGTAGTTGTCCTTCCTCTTCAGCTACTATATGTGGTAGTTGCCCATCATCTTCAGCTACTATATGTTGCAGCTATAGTTGTTGTAATACTTGTTGCTAAACAAAGAATAAAAAACCGGAGATATATCTCCGGTTTTTTTTGGTTAAAAATTTAAATTACTTAAGAAGTGGTATGCCTTGAAGCTTAGGTTTTACACCATGGGCAGGACTAGCACCTCCGAAGACAACTTCCTCATCTTCTTCTTTGTGATCTTCATCATCCTTTTCATCCTCATCATCTGCCTCTTCTTCATCGGATTTTTTACCATGCAATTCATACAGAGTAATTTGAACATCTTCAGCTAGTACCGCTGCTAATTTACCGTTATGCTCTACATAATACTCTTCAATAATACCTTCACCGTTTAAGCTGTGATGGAGAATTTTCTTAACGCCCTCAAACTGAGGACCTTCAATATGAGATGCTCAGTCGTGTTCGATATTACCACCCTTGAAAGCAGCTTCTCCATTATCTTCAACCGGATTCGGAGCATCAGCTGATTCAACGACAACTTTCTCTGCCTGTTGATTCATGGACCCGTACGCTTCAGCAAGCATATCCATATCCTTTTTAAAATTATTATGTTGTTTAGCCATATTATTATTTAGTCTAGATATATAGAAAACAATAGGAAACCCTGAGAATTAATTCTCAGGGCTCCTGTTATGTATAGTATTATTTATTTATTATTAGAACGAGCGTGAAAGACCAATTCCACCAACTAGTTCAAATCCATCGTTAGTCCAAATACCCTCACGACCATTAAAAGTATATACACCTTTAACGAACGGTGAAATAGTAGTATCAAGAATTCGTACTGGGAAATCAGGCAACGTGACTACTGCTTCTACATGAGTAGCTTTAAGGTCCTCAAGAAGATATCCTAGCGTACCGGTTACATATACCCCTTGATATACTTCACCAAAGTCTGCTCCGATTTCACCATATGAATCGTTATCACCATCAAGTGCTACAAACTGAGTAACAGAATAATTAACAAAGCTCAGGCCAAGACCAAGCTCTGACTTAACATCACCAACTAGATCAGTACCTTCAGAATAGTAGTTAAAAACTGCATTACCGGTTACATCACCAATAACTGGAAGACTTAACCCATGTGCAGCTCCTAAGCTAAGCTCAACTTCGTTCTGATCATCATTCTCACTCCATGCAAGATTCGCAAAGGACGGTACTCCGAGAAAGTCCAAATCAGTTGTTAAATCAAGACGGAAATCATCATCTCCTTGATTTTGACCACGCCAGATATCTTTTGTACTAAATGTGCCGATAGCACCAAAAGATAGTCCGGTCGCAACACTATTTGCTGAAGCGCTTCCTGCTGAGGCAATACCTACAGCAGCTATCATTGTCAATACGATTGTTTTCATCATTACCACATATTATATGATATACATTCTTAGAATCAAGTATATCTACAAGAAAAATTCTACTTTCTCTTTTTCTTCCAACTTTTCCTTGCAGGTCCGCGCTTTTTGTACTTTTTATTTTTAATTTTTTTACAAGCTGCATGAGTAGGGCGACATGCTGGATAGGATGCTCCTTTTTTTCCAGCTTTTTTACGACCACAAGGCCCGCCAGTTTTACAGTTAATCCATCCCTTAAACTTTTTTCCTGTGCGCTTGTCAGTACGCGTTTTGAACCAATCGCGTAAGTTTTCACTTAACAATATTGCTTCTTTACAAGTCATTTATTTAATATTTCCTCCACGATTTACACACTTCTGAACGTATCCTGATGCATAAGCTGAAGGCCATACATCATACTTACGCTTAGCTTTGGCTTGACATTTAGCACGAGTCTTAGATACTTTCTTTTCAGCGTCCTCCTCAGATTTCTTTTTACCACTCTTCATATTAGCACACCAGTGATACATCTTACCTTTCTCACCACCATACTTCTTAGCCCTCTTACGAAGCTCAGTTACAGTGCCTTTGCAACTAGCACCTGCACGCTTAACACGACCCGGGCTGCTCTCTGCATCCTCTTCATTTTCCTTACTAGCTCTAAGTTTATCTCCTGCACTTTTAGCTGCTTTATAAGCTTTACTACCTTTACGAGCACTCTTGGCACCACGCTTTTTCTTAGCGTTAATATTGGCCCATAACCCTTCAGTATAAAATTCCTTAAATGTCTTCATCTTACCACTTCTTGCAACTCCAATAACCTGCAGAAAACTTATCTTTTTTCTGGTCGCACTTATGACGTGCTCTGAATGACTTACGACGCTTAGGATTGCTCTTCTTAATCTTCATGTTTGGATCACCATAGCGAACAATTTTCTCCTTACCATCCTTACATGCCTTAACAACAAACTTCTTAGAGCCCCCAGACGTTCTACGAGGTGAGTTACACTTCATACGATCTTTGTCAACTCTCTCTGCATCTTCTTCAGCATCTTCACCATGTGTCTTTCTTGATCTACCTGGCTTATTAGGGCGTGTACGTCTATACCGACCTCCTGCACCATCTCTCTTAGCATCTACATTACTAGGTTTCCAGTTATTTTGTGAATCATAAGACTTACCTTTTGGAGATTTTGAAGTACTTTCTTCACTCTCTTCTCCCATTGTTACATATCGATTATATAGTTGATCGAATGTCTCTTCGGATTCTTCTCTACTAAGAGCTTCTAGTCTCTCATCTAAAGCATTAAGTTCAATTCTTAGTTCATCGATATCAACATCCCTACCTTGCTCTGCTGCAGATACTTTAGAAGCAAAACGCATGAAGTGATCAGCAAGAGATTCTGACGCCTCAGCATCTTCACCACTATAAGCATCTTTAACAAAGTCGATACCTTTACTCACATCACCACCGGTCATGAAATCGGCAAAAGCCAAAGCAGACTTACCGGCTAACTTAGCAGTACCCTTAATAGCTTTCTTAGCTACTTTCTTAGCTGTTTCACTATCCTCATCACGAAGACGTTTAATCATTCTGACATCGTCTTTATCAATATCCCCTTTATCATATGCAGCGTCTACTTTATCTTCTTCTTTTGAGTCGGGACCCATAGCTCTACCGGCTCGGTCAACTTTTTCTCCCCGCTCTGCTGCACCAAGTATAGCAGCTACACTTTTAGGTTTACCTTTTGGAAAAAGAGTGAATTCACCATCCTCATTAGGATTCACATAAGTGGGGTCGGAACGATACTTAGGCCCTCCACGACCGTCAGCATCAGCATCTCCAGACTGAAGTCTACCTGCCTTATCATAATGCTTACCTTTCGGAGCTTCTTTAGCTTCCGTATAAATATCTTGTATGTCTTTAAAGAGCTCGTCAAACTTCATACGTATATTTATGCTTTAAGAGCCATTTCTAAAGCAACTAGGCACGCAAAGCAGTTAATTTCTTTATCAACTATAAATGCAGTCTTATACAAATGATCAGCAATAATAGTAATCATTTGCTTTTTCTTAAACTCATCAATCGGTTGGCTATAAATATAATCTAACAAATTAGCAAGTAATGTATCATAGTCTCCTTGAAAGCGATCTTCATTCTCGATAAGATATTTTCGTACTTTTAACGAGTCTTTTTTGATACCTTCGAAGATGCTGTTAAGTAGCTCACTGTCACTCCCACTGCTATCAATGCAAAGCTCGCCATCAATAACTGACTTTTGGATTTCGTTGATAGTTTTTCGGAGATCAGGAAAGAGTCTCTTAACCAGTACGACAAATTTTTTCTTTTGCTCATCACTTACTTTTACGTTTTCTTTTTTTAATATATTAAAGCAACGTTTAGCTGCTTGTTCGACGACAGGTTTTAAATCGAGAGATTGACATCTAGATTGTAATGCGGGGATAATCTTATGCTTATAGTTAGCAGTAAGAATAAACCTACAGTACTTAGCGTACGTCTCCATAGTATTACGAAGCGCAGCCTGTGCCTGAGAGGTTAGCCCATCAGCTTCATCTAATACTACTACCTTTACACCACCATCAAATGATTTAGTTTGTGCAAAGTTTGTAATATTATGGCGAATAGTATCAATACCAGATTCGTCAGAAGCATTAATATAAAGATAATTACATCCAAGAATGTCATTAACAATAATTCTTGCAAGAGTAGTTTTACCAGTACCAGGGCTACCAACAAATAATAAATTAGGAATCTCATCCTTAAATTGTGATACTATTCTAAGGGACTTATCATCGAGTATAAGATCATCTAACTTAACCGGTCTATACTTCTCCACCCATATCTTATCAAACTCAATCATAACTTATTTACCTGAACTACCGAAGCCCTTATCTCCACGAATAGATTCTTCAACAGAACCTTCTGATACTTCCACTGGGTAGTTAGCATATACTACGAACTGGGCAACACGTTCTCCAGCTTTTACTTCGTAATTTTTATCAGTTAGGTTATAAAGTTTAACTCCAGCATCACCACGATAGCCTTCGTCGATAATACCTGGATGTGGCATAATGCCATGCTTAAAACCTAAACCAGAACGCCCTTCAACTTTAACCCAAAAACCTTCTTCAATATAAGCAAACTTGAGACCAACACCAACAACCGCCGAACCTCGAGCTGGAATTGTTACACTTTCAACTGAAGTAACATCCATACCCGTATCATTATCATGATTTTTTACTGGTAACACCGCATCAACATGCGTCTTTTCAAACTTTAACTTCATACATATATGATATACTACGAATAAAAATATTCAACTACGTAGTGGATTATATTAAATGTAGATTAAATATAGTAGTGGAAGGTAATAATGCATCTTTTGACCCTACTAATGACGTTGACAATGCTGTTGATGATATCATTACACAACTGAGTACTCAGAATCATTCAGAGACAAAAGCAAAACAATCTGCTGAAGTACCTGAAACTGATGAACTAGAAGAGTATCTTGTTAAAACTACAGCAAGACTTATTGATACAACGTTAGATGCTGTTGATAATGTTAAAGATTATATATCATCGGCCCCTGAGAACAGAGATGTAGCTTCTCTAGCCGAGCTTATGCGTTCCGCAAACGGGGCTATTGAAACTATGCAGAAGATCCATGCTAATAAAGAGAACATTCAATCACGTAAGGATGTTAAGCAGATGGATATTGACTCAAAGAAAGAACTTAATATGATAGACAATACAACTAAGTTAGTAATGTCGAGAGAAGATGTTCTTAAAGCTCTTACTAATGGGGAGCAGGAAGAAGAAGTAATAGATATTTAGTTTAAAGGTGGCAGCGTAGTGTTCTCAATAATGACTTCCGAATCAGGATATTCCAAACTATCTATTACATTACCATTAGCTTCTTTAGATATTCCGTTATTAAGAATGTTTTTAATTTTATCAAGTTCACCTATACATACTTTAATCTCTAGAATATTTGTAATTTCCTCTTGAGATATTTTAGGAATTTCACTCCAGCCAGTATCACTAATTTTCTTAGAATTATCCATACTCATGCTCTTGTTATTAAATGATTCATTCGCCGGCGATCTTAATAGATATTGCCACGCCCCTAAAGTAAAATCAGTAATAATATCTGATTGCGAATTGACATCAATAATTTTAAAATATAGCCAGTCGCTAGTACCAGCTGGTCTAACAGCAACAAACGCTTGATTGGCTCTTTGATATTTAGCAATACTCGTATCTCTAATAAATTGCTTACGTTTCTTGCTAGTACTTCCTGCTGTATCTCGACCGAAAAAGGCAGCTAATAATCCTGCACTAACTGCAACACCATCATTGTAGATTTTTTCAGTTTGTGGTTTTAGTTGCTCCATACTTGATTCAGTCAACTCATGATCCCATCCGCTTGTAACTAATTGAGCAGCCGTTCCAGTCTCATTACCATCCGGATCATTTAAAACTCCAGTTCGTAATGCTTCCCGTCCAGCGTCTGTTCTTGCTATCTTTGAAGGAGCGTATATATAATTTTCACCTATGTTACCTACACCGCCAATAGTTTTAAGATCATCAGGGGTTTTATCGTATGTATCTATAAAAGCAATCTTGTGTTCCTTATCAATATAGGCTGCAAAAATAGTGTATCGTGGATTACCATTTGGTTTATGCTCTATAATATCTGATATTTTAGTCTCACCATCTACGTATGTATTTACATTCTCACCTTTAATCCGGGTTTGACTATCAAGTAATGAATTATTATCTTTATAACGTTTAGTCTGTCCTATAGGGTTTTCATCTGTAGAAATTCCATTAACACTACCTACTCTAGTACCAATACTCCTCTTTTTATTATCTCTTGGGCTGTAAGGATTATATCGAAAGCTTTGCTCAAATCGTCTAAAACACCCACCCATCTCTTGCCTAACTTTTGCTAAGACGTTACTACTAGCAGCGGAGTAATCATAGTAAGATTGAACATCTGGAGTATATCTAAATACACTTGCTGGGTTTCTTAAAGATTTACCGCTATTAATTTTATTATCAATCTCGGATAAATTTTCTTCACCAGCCAATACTTTTTGCACACTCTTAAATGCTTGTGTAGATGTCTGAATAATTTCGGTATAAGCTTTACTGAATACTAATGGTATTTTTGTTCTAATTGTTTCATCTATACTATTAGTCATATTACCAAATGATTCTGATAGCTGACCTACACCAAAGGTATTAGAATTATTTTTATTAGATGCTACTTGCGCTATTCTAGCTACGCTGTCTGATGTTCGAGCAAATAAATTACAAGGAGAGTTTAAACAATCCAGTAAAGCTTTTTCAAAAAGAGATTGAAAATCATCAGAGAACAAATTTGGAGTGCTCCAACGTGCGCGCATCTCTTGTATTGCAGATCCAAATATTGGGTTATGTGTTATTTTAAGTAAATAATACTCAATAGTAGATCCATCCAGTACTGAGCTATTAAGTGTAAGATCTTGTACTAGCTTAGTAGCTGAATCTAAATTACCATTAATAGCGCTGTTGTAGTTTAAAGCTAAGTTAATATCTAGCTCCCAATCTGGGTTATCTACCAAATCACAAAATGGGGTGTTATACTTTAAGTAATCTTTACTTATAGCCAACCCTTGCAATTTTTCATGAAGATTGTTTCCATATATAATCATGATTGATTAGATTTAAGTTGTTCTAAAACTCTATAAAGGGCACCTGGTTTAATATATTTGTATGTCCTGTTAGCTTGCGCTTGAAATATATAGTCTGGTTTGTTTAAAAGGTAAACTGACCACCATAGTTGAATTGTACTATATAGCTCATACGATAGAGTTGTCCATGGCTTATCACTTATTAAAGTAATTTCATCAATAAAATCATCACTGATATCATCTGGAAATGATACTTTATTTAACAGATTATAAAAATAAAAATTGTTATCACCGTTATCAACCAAATTTACATTGAAGATATTTTCATACAATTCACTCGAGAGATTATTAAGATCTTCAACTTGATTTTGTTTTGTACCGTTAATTATTGTGCTCATTAGTTACCAAATATTACTGTGTTACCATCTAAAGATGTGTTAAAATTATCTCCTAACATTGTGTTACCATAATCTTTAATTAAGGAAGAAAATGTAATAGACACTTGATACGCATCAGGTACAGGAGTTTCAATTAACTTACTATTAATTGTACCACTACCATTACCAGTGGGGACGTATACTTTTGACTTTCTTATTGTACCTTGAAAATCTACTGACATATTAGAAATATACGCATATGGCATAGAAAATTGACCTGGTACTGACACAGAGTATATTTTAGGAGGAGGCGTTCTACCAAATGATGTCTTGTAAGGCTTATTCTGAAAAGCCAAAAGCCATAGCAATTCATAATTTTGCTGGATAGGGCTAACAGTCCCCCGTCTTATAGTATTAGCAAGTGGGAAGGTAACAGTCTCTGAGCGAGGGGAAGGTTCTTGAAAGTACATAGGCTTTTCGATATATACTCCTGGCTGCGCAATATTAACTACATCGGAAATAGTATTGACAGTTTTCATACCTTTGTCAATAAACTTAGAAATGAGATTATCACCACCTGTTTCGCCCCATTCTCCTGTTGTTATAGTTGGACTTTCATAAATTGGTAATCTATATTGGAATCCAGTAGGACGTGTAAAATAAATACCTTCTAACGATTTAAGATTATTTTGTCTAAGTAGAGCCCTATCTGTATCAGTACCGCTTGTACGGGCTTGAAATCCATCTAAAAAACTACCAGCCCCTTCGAAGGCTTTTTTGGTTGCTTCTGATGCTTGAATTTTTTTAAGAGTACTTTGAATAAAATTGCTTTTTAACGATGCATCAATAACATTTGCTGAAGCGTTGAGATAATATAGAGCTCCACTTATTAATGAGCTTAATAATTGCTCTCGCTCGGTAAGAAAAATACATGGTACTTTATTAAGAGCTGCTTCAGAAGATGTTGGTCCTGCATACCAACTAAAGTCATTTACAACATCAATTATCTTTCTATTCGGCTTAAGTATAGGTTTATTATCCGTATCAGTAAGCTGTACGCTAAACTTCTTTAATATGTTTTGAACATCTTTACCTAGTTGTGTGCGATTACTAGCAAGATCTGTTCCTTCTTCGAAACGTGAAAGTCCTTGGGTGTTAATTAAAACTGTACTCATTATGCGTAGAATTCTGTTGTTAGTTTGTTAGAGGGAAATTGTATATCTGTAGGGCCAGTTTTTCCAGATTGTGATACTAATGCATTAATACCATTACGAATAGATATCAATACTGATAGCTGATTTTTATTAATATCACTTATTGTAGACATTGTTTTAGAGTTACCATCAAGCATCTTATCGATAGGACCACCAGTCTTAGCAGCAAGTATAGAATCTTCATCATCAAATGCTGTTACATTACCGTTTTTAGAAATATAACCATCTTTAATGTCACTAGGTAACTTATTTGTCGCTTGAAATGCTTTCTGCTCAGCTGGTGTCAAATGAAGAATTTCTTCTGCTCTTTGCTGCTCCGGAGTCATTCTAGCATCTCTTTCTTGCTTACGCCTCATCTGTTGTGCGTTCCAAGCTGCCTGTCTTATCTCAGCTTCAGACATGGCATCAGGATCTTCTATTCTATCAATATCAATACCAGGAATTTTATTAGCTATATCAATTATCTTATTCTGACCCGCACGAACCATGTCCTTAAAAATAGCTATAGCACCTTCAAAGACTGACCTTAGAGAACTACCAATTTGATCAAAGACACCCACTATCCATCCCCATGAGTCAGTTGCAATCTCTTTACCTTTTTGATATACGTCGTTAAGTTCGTTACCAGCTAAAGTTGTAAAAGCATCGAACGCCATTAAAAAATTTTCATTGGCACCTTGTCCGAGCATTGCTGGTATTATCTTTCCCCACGCTTTAAAACCTTCTGCAAAATCTAATTTAGCCATATGCCCAATACCAACTCCAAATTGATACAAGCCACTTAACAATGGTATTTTACCATCTTTAATATTTTGCCAAACTACTGCTCCTAGCTCACTTGCCTTTGTATTTAGCCAGGTCCCAAAATCTACATCTCTTTCGCCAGTATTCTCATTCTTAGGGTTATTATATTCATACATGAATTTAATCATGTCCATACCAACAGACACTGCAGTACCAATACCAGGAAATAGACCAGCAATACCAGAAGTAAGTTCATATAGACCCTCAAATGGCTTATCCCTCTGAAATGCGTCGTATGCATATCCAAAGTTAATAAGCGAACCTACTAGAGGTAAAACTTTTAGCATTTTGATAGGTACGAGTTTCGCTAGCTTTAAAGCCATTGTAGCCAAGTGACCAGTATCTGTAACTATTGCAAGAGCAGTTCCGAGAAGACCTGCTCCAAGAAGACCCATGAGGTTTACCCCTCCACCGCCATTACCACCAGCTTGAATCGCAGCCATCTGACTAGCAGTATCACCTCCTGCCGCGATAGTCCCTCTGCTAATTTTTTGAGCCTCAGGATCAGGATCAATAACATCTTTCATAATCCCGAATATTTTAGTATATCTAGATATCTCTTGGGTTGTAAGATTAGGATTGACTTCACCAGGTCTATTATCTTTTCTCACACCACGTTCACTTTCTGGTGCGCTCTTATTAGTAAGAGCGCCCATTATTGCTGCGAATGGATTGGTAACGTCTTCTGCCACCTAATTATTTAATCAGTGGATAGGAAGCTTGCGTTAATTTCTATCATAACTTCTTGATCAAATGTAACTGCTCTGTCTGTTACTTTTTTTATACTACTAATATAATCAAGAATTTTATTGCTAAGCTTAAGAGGTAAATTATTTACAATTTCTTTACGTTCGAATGAGCTAATATCGCTAAATACAACAGTATTTTCACCAATTTTAATACTATCAATATACTTGCTCGTCTCGTATGATACAACCATACCAACACTCTGCTTAAGTTTTTCGCTAGGGTCTGTGATTTTAGCTAGCTCTGCAATGAGTTTGTTATTAATAGCACTATCTATCGATAAGGTTGGTACACTTAAATCTACAGCAATTTCGTCATGTGATACTGTAGATTTAAGCTTAACATCAGATTTTTTGATAGATGGTAAGTCGTCAATATCATATTCAGCATCATTAATTGTAATCTTAGATCCAACAGACTCTCTACGTAAACCTAATAGAATAGCAGGCTTATCAATAATAAGATACTCCTGATCCTCTACACTATTATCTGTAATTAAATCGTTAAAAATATTAACTCGTTTAACAACACCATCAATTCCGTCAAATGCTGAGCTGATTAGCTTCTTCTGCTGACTAACACTTGCAAGTTTGAAAGATGCCTTCTTGGCTATTGATGGAATCTTAACTGTTACTGTATTAGCATTATTAAGCTCTTGAAGACTATTCAAAAAACTTTTAACATCAGAACTCATACTAATATTTATCTCTCATTTTGATTTTGCAACTTTTTGTTTTCTGTTGCAACTCTTTCACTGTGTATATTCATTAATATTCTAGATTCTACTGGTGATAACTTAAAGAATAAATCTGAACCTGGTGTGATTGTATTTTGGAATACATATATTAAAGAGTAAAATGATTTAAGATTAGTTGAAAACAGGTTAGATATAAATTGCATAACACCGTTGCCTAATATATTAATTTTAAGCTCTTCTACTCCAATAGCTTTATTCTGTTCAATTAATGATATGTCTAAGAGATTATTTTGAATCGTTTCAATGAACTTATTAATACGTTTAAAAAGAAATGCTGGTAGATTGTCCATTACCTGTGATTGTTCCTGCTTACTCAAAGTGCTAAACTCTAAAACGTTGTCGGCTACCTTAATTGTTTTAATTGTAGATATATATAAATCATCAATATGTTCGTAATATGATATACATGGAAGATCTAATGCTATTTCTATACCTCCCTCTTCGAACTTAGTTTCTAAATCCACATAGTTAGTCTCGAGCTTTTCGAGTATAGAGTTTAAATTAACATCAATGTTTTTATTTTCTACATTAAGAGTTATCGAATCTTCGATGTATATCATTCTTATAAAAATAAGAAGATAAAACCTATCAAAAATGTTCATATCAGGCTCGATAAAGAGCTCTTCAAATAATCTACTTAACCCTATTAAGTCATTATTCTGCGTATACTTAATAATAATGAGATAATCTTTATTATTTAACTCTTTGACTCTATACTTCTTACCTGATGGTAAGACTATTTCTACATTAAATTGCCGCATCTAATACCCCTCTAGGAGTATTTAGTTGATAATGTTGAAAAGTAAAGCCTACTCCACGAGATAATACATCACTTGCATTAAAAGTGTCGTAGCTTATTTTATCACCTTGAACAGTATTGGGAATACAGTCATAAAAAGTATGCATTTTACGAATACCAAATTCTACTTCTTCATTCTCCCTTCGTCGCTTATTTGATTCCGCTACTTTATCTGGATATCGTATTGCAGTACGGGTATACTGTATAACATCAATATTACATTTAATATCAGGCTCAAAATCATCTTCTATTAAACCTGCATAAGAAGCAGCGACAGCCCATGGTTGAAAGAAAAAAGAAAATACATCTCTATTAGTTTCTAAAAAAGTAACATCTAAATTATTGTTTTCCATTCTATTACCTCCAACTAACGCAGAGCGAAATCCACCTGCTTGTGATATACTAGCTGTGCTGATATCAAATCCCTCTTGTGGAAATAATACGTTTTGGGCTAATAAAAAACCAACTTCAGTATCAGATACTCGATCAATTAATCCAGTATCAACTCTAAACGTATTTGGTCTATAAGAATTTAAATAATACTCGATTGCATCCCCAACATTGGACATCGCACCACTGCCTGTTCGTGCGGAAAAATTAATACCCCAAATACTTTTAATTGGAATATCATTTGTCCAGTCTTGATGAAGCCGGAGACGCTTTCGAATATGATTAGGCATCTTTTATCGTTCTTTTGTATAGAAGTGATAAGAGATGGTAGCGTCAATATTAACAGTTGTACCAGTACCACCGGCAATATCATAGTTAATACTATTAACATTACGTAGAGAGGCACCTATTAGCTTATACTCAGCAATTGGTTCGAGTTCTTTATCGAGCTGTGCCAGTTGAATAAAGAAATCATCATCAGGAGTACCATATTCTCCGGTCGATGTCTGATCATCAAAGAGAGAGCGAGATGCTTGTTCAAAGTAATTACGAAGAGAGCTCTCAGCGTCAAGATAGAACTGCAGGGAGTAATCACCAGATCCTGGGTATGTTACTGCGCCAGGAACGTTCAATTGAAGACCCATATAAGGTACAGCAACGTTTCCAATATTACGACCTGGTAAAGATGCTGTCTTGACATAAATAAGGTCACCTTCCTCGAGAGCAGGTACCCCTTGAAGCTGCATCTGAGTTACACGGAAAAGAAAATCACGTGAAAAGTCTTTATCAGCAGCTGTGCGATAAAAGTTTTGAATATTCTGATTTACAGGCATACTAATATTTATGCTTCCAACAGTTAGATTATAAAAAAAGAGGAGGTCTTTCGACCTCCTCCTGTAAATTTATTTAAGTTTATTAATTTAAGCTCCGATAAGCTCTTCAAAGCTAGCATCTGTACGCGTAGCATAGAAGTTTACCAAGATAAACTCTGCAGTACGTACTGGCTTTAGGTAAATATCAACCACCAGCTCATTTTGATCAATAACTTCAGCTGTATTATTACGCTCGTCGCAAACAATCATAAAGTCATATAGACCGTCATCCGCTTTAACTCGCTCAAAGAACGGTGTTAACGTATTAACAACTCGAGTTCTTGTAAACAATGTATTGTTCTCAAAGAGGAAGAACTGCATTGTCTTCTTAGTAATCTTCTCAAGATATAAGAATGTACGACGTACGTTGATACGATCAAATGCACTAGGCTTTCTTAGTAAGGTCTTTTGTCCAAAGAATACATTACCTTGATCGGCAAAGTTAGCAATTGGGTTGAGGTTAGCTGTATAAAGATCATCTCGTTGACGTTGGTTTGGTGTAACAGCGATGTCTGAAGCATCTGTAACTATGCCACGATTAAATCCAGCAGGTGCACCCCATGGGCCAACTGCAGCATCTGTAGCAGCCATCTTAGCAGCAGCAAATCCAGACGATGGAACCCATACATTTAAACCTGTATAGTTATCATAAACACTCATCCAGTTAGCATAGACTGTAGCATATGATGTATTAGCTAATTCAAACTGATGTCTAATTGCCCAGTAAATATCTACGTAGAAGTTTTTAGTAGGATCCTTCTGAACTTTGCTATTTGTACCAGTTACAACTAACTGACGAATTGGATCAGCAATGAATAAAATATCACCTCGACCACCCTCTTTGGCAGGTCCTGCAAATGTAGCAAACTTATTGAAGACGTTCATGTAAGAACTTCTTGCAAACGTAGTACTTAAATCACCAGATGTTCTTAACGCTTCAATTTCAGTTGTTGTTTTTGTATCATCAAACTTTGCATCACTTGCTGATACGGTCTCCATATAAGTATTGATAGTACCAAGACCAGCTTCAGCAATCATACTAATATCATACTTACGATCATTACGAACTCGATCAAGAGCACGGTCAAGCTTACCTGGAATATTACCGATTACTTTCGTTGTAAGATCGACATCCCCGTAACTACCGAGCGGGGCGAGATTATCAGCTTTTGAAATTAACATGTCGGGTGAAAATTTTCCCACTGCTGTAGAGAGAGCAAAGAAGGTTGATGGTAATCCTGACACAGTTTGGCTAATTTCCCCCGTTTGAACAGCTGCAGATAGGGCATTTGAAAAGACACGAATCTTAAACTTTGGTGTACCATCATCTTTAAGCTGTACTCCAGTATTAGCATTTGATACAAAAGGATTAACTATTACATCAATATTACGTGATTTTTCTTCAACCGTATCTAAACTGAAATTAACCGGTGCGCCACCATTTTCTGAATTGCGTTGACGGTATTTACCAATTGAAGCATTATAACCTTCCTCAAGAAGATAATCAAGTTTATTGGCCTCTTTTGAAAACACTGACTGTCGAAGTTTAAATACACCAACATTTAGAGCATCATCAAACTCACGCGTCCCGATATCATATCCTTCAATACGATCTTCCATTACCTGTGAAATCGATCCGTTAGAAGGATTATCACCAAATTCAGGTGTAGCGGTAAGAGAGAATTCGAATCGCGATGCTGGTACTTCTGTAAATGTTGATATACCACCTGTTTGAGCACCTGTAGTAACTGAAAATACACTCTGTATAGACTCAAAACTTGATGCTGGGTTTAAAAGAGTATTGTCAGTTAAACCAACATAATATCCATTGAATTGATTATCAATCACTGTTTGTCCTTTGTTAACAACGAGCACTGCAGCACCAGATAACCCATTGATATCATTAAATGATGTGATTATATTATTAGTAAAATTAAACAATTGTCCATTCTTGAGCTGTATGTATTGCTCATTAGTAATTTCAAACTGAGTTGGTCGACCTAATACATATGTACCACTATTAACTGAATACGTTGTTGAGATAGCATTCGCTGCGTCATCATAAACCACGGCTGGGTAAGCAAGAACACTTACTTTAGAGCCAAAACCTTGACCAGAACCAGCTCCATATGGGAGACGGTTAACGAGCAAAGAGCCAGAAGAGTTTAAAGCAGCGCGCGCCGAGTGATAAAAATATCTTTCTGCTGGAGTCTTTGGAGCACCGTAAATTTGTTCAAACTCAGAAATATTTCCAAGTCCGATAACTTCATCGGTAGGTCCTTCGGAAGCGAATCCAGCAATATACGTTGTGGTGCCTGTTTGAGCTGTGCGTAGTGATAAATCACTCTCACGAATCTCGACACCAGGAGATTGAATTGTCCTATTAGCCATATCATTATTTATGCTTTTCCGGACAAAAATCTGTAACTATTTTAATTTAGTAGTTAATAAGTTTGGAGTGAATTTGTGAATAGACAAAAGTCATCGATGAAGTAATTTCATCAGCATTTCTATAGTTATATTGTATTTCTCCTAAAGTTACTGGAAAAGCTTTTGTGTATGTAAATTCAATACGTTTATTATTAAACTCATCTAAACCGAATAATGTCATATCAGTCTGATAACTTTTAAAATCTTCATCTGTGACTAAATCAGCAGCATCGTATAGTCCTTCCTTTTGATCGTGCATCAAATTGAGCCATTTATAAAGCACCCAATAGTTATTGAACCCATTATCAATAGTAAATTCTACAGTTACTGGTGGGAAAGGCTCTCTTGCATGAGTTGAGTTATACAAGTTTGAACCTGCATAAGGTATCTGTAAGGCCGGGACATCTATTGTAGGTACAACAGCACCATAAACGGAAAACTGAAAAGCATCTTCATTAACATTGTATGTCTGTCTATCAGTTTTGGAATCAATCTTACGTAAGGCCGGAGGTAAAGAGAAAACAAGAGTAAACTTATCAGCTCTACTCTTATTAAGAAATGATTGATTATTTTGGTTTACAGCCATACTGTTATTTAATCTAGAGTTGCGTAAATCCTTGGTCTAATAGATCATAATAATCATCACCCATATCATTATCATCACTATTTGTCATGCCCCAATAAACTGGATTGAGATCAGGACTACCTCCTGTAACTTCATTGTCAGTATAGATTGAAGTAGGATCTTCAAATAAAGATACTCCAAAGTCTAACGGCTCAATAGTCTTTGGCCGGCCAGTATCATCCTTTTCTATAATTTCAAAGTATTGTTCACATATCTCGTTATCTAAAACATAGTATCCATACATTAAAGCCATAACTAAGTCATCATGACACCCATGTCTGGCTTTCCAAGTACCATTAGGATAACGTACAAAATTTCGAAGCTCATTTAAAGTTTCTCCATCCCGCATAACAATTGACTTAAGATCATTCATCCAATAACGCATGTTAATAATACCACGATGCTTTGTATTGGTGTGGGCAATCATACCTTGCATGCGTTTCTTTCTATGAGCGACCTTGTTACCATATGAAACTAGCTTTGGATAGCTCATATCATATGCAAGGCGATCAACAACTTGAGCACCACAATTGTTACGCTCAACTAATGCTAATGGTGAGCCATAGTTACGAAGAATCTTATAAACTTTGTTACTAAACTCCATAGGAGAGATTTTATTATTACGATATACTGCTACTTGTCTTACTTCTGCCGGATCAGTAATATCTAGCATCTGTATAATTGAGCTATCCTTTCCAACACCCTCAGCTGTGTCGACACCGGCGGCATATATTCTACCCTCTTGTGCTTCTTCCCAAACTCTATAGCAACCATCATCTAGTACAACTTTAGGATCACATATTTGACGCTCCATCATTTCATATAAAGCATCATCAATCGAAGCTTCGCCAGAATTAATCCACTCACAACAAAACTCTTGACGCCATGCTTCATCAGATCCAATCGTTTGTTTAGTAGTAGTCGCCCATTTATTATCCCGACCAGGTACTTCATCCCACATTATTTTTCCATATGCCCAGCCGTTCTCTTTTGTTTCAGCTCCATTATAGAGTCTATAAAATAAATTCTGTGTACCATTAGCTGTCGAGCATACGAATGCTTTTGATTTTTTCGAAGAAGATATAATAGGGAAGACAGATTTCCAAAACTCATCTACTAAATGAGGCTCAATAAATGCCATCTCGTCAACTACTAAGCAATTAACAGATTGTCCTCGAGCAGCTGTACCAGTTGTAGTCGTAATACCAATACGAGAACCATTCTCAAGAGTCATAGATGTCTTAGCATATTCTTTAACAGGAGGTTTAAGCCAGTTGGGTAACTCTTCATAAGCCATTCTAACACGAGAGAAAATTTCAATAGCAGTTGCTTCTTTGTTTGCAACAAGAAGGATGCGTTGATCTTTTTGAAAGCATGCCTGCCATAATAGGTAGATTGTCATAAGAGTTGACTTACCAATCTGACGTGAGGCTAAAAGAATATAAAATCGATTATCTCTCATAGCTCTTAATGCCTTTTTTTGAGCTGGGTATAGCTTTATTTTTTCTCTACCTGCATCTAAATTAACTATATAAAAAAAGTTTTCAGCAAAGTAAAGAATATTTTTCTGAGCTCTTTTGAGAGATTTAATTTTATCTGGAGTATATTCTCCTTGCCAGTTACGATTGGGTAAATTATCATTACCCATATAGAACATACCAGTATCTTTTTTTGACATAGACTATGCTTATTTAATCTTATATTTTTATTTTACAACTATTCCTGGTTTTTACTATCAGCTGACATAAATATTAGCATGGCTAAAACAAAAGACCTTAAAGATCTCGGTGAGGTTTATGGTAACCTTGGTAAAGAGGCTACTGTTGTTGCTGAGAATTTAGAAGCGCAAACAGTTGGTGATAAGAATGCCAATGTTGGTGATGCAGATATCCAACCTGGTGGACCAACAGCAGAGGGTGGATTTGAAGAATCGGAAGTTGATATTAAAAAGGTAGGGGATGACAATCCTTATAATATTAAAGGACTTTCATACGGGGATGATAACTGCCCTACTCTTGAGACAGAGCAACCGGAAGAGCAAGAAGCTGGAGAAAAGAAAGATGATCCAGAAAGTTCGACTGAAGAAGAAGACGAAGAAGAATTTTCCGAAGAAGTACTTGAAATTGCACGGGAGGGACTAAATAAATATATGGCCAATAAATCTATTTTTGATGAACTCTATGCCAAAGTCATTAACGAAGACTTCGGTATGGAAGAAGTTGACGACCTTGATGCTCTCGGTATTGAAGATGCAACTCCAGATGAGGAGCTTGCTGACGATGAAGGTGACGACATTGAAGGTGAAGTAACAATTACACTTGACAAAGAACTCGCAAAAGCTCTCCATGATATCCTTATGGCAGCCATGGAGGAAGATGATGATGATTCAGACGACGATGCTGATGCTGATGATGAAGCTGAAGATGGTGAAATGCATGGACACGAGGATGGCGAAATGCATGGACACGAAGAAGACAACGAGGGAGAGCCAACAGCTTTTAACACCCATTATAATGATGGTAAAAGCAATAAAGTTGGTAACACTGGAGACGGCTTCGGTCAACCTAAAGTTCAGCCAATGAATAAAGTACATCACAAACCAGTAGCTGGTGCTTCTGATACAGGTGGTACTCCACAAGCTCTTAACCATTCTGTGAATGATGGTAAGAATAATAAAGTTGGTAACCAAGGAGATGGCTTCGGTCAACCTAAAGTTGAGCCAATGAATAAAGCTGTTAAAGCATAATTAACTTAAACATATAACAGAAGAGACTCGTGCAAAGCACGAGTCTTTTTTTGTATATTGATATAACTAGCATAAATATATACATGCAGACATTTAAGGAGTACTACCAGGGTAATCATATGATGCATGCTAATGCTACATCTGCACGCAAAGGTGGTAAAAGTATTATGCGCTCTGGTCGTAAACATGAGAACTTAACTAGAAAAGAGTATAAGCATAAATGCCCTCATGTTAAAAACCTTGTAAACGGTGGCGCAGGTTCAATTAATTTATTAGGTCAACCGCTTATGAATTCTTTACAACTGTATGGTATGGAGTTCGAACCAGGTACAGTAAAAGGTATAGGTAACTCTGATGTAGAAATCGAAATGTTTGAAAATGAAGAAGGTCAGCCGCAAGCTATCCTTCGTAGAAAAAATAAATAATGGCTTGTAATACTAACAGATTAAATTGTACTCCTGAAGAGGTTATGATGGCTGCAAGCACTCCTTGTGGTGAATTAGTGAATGCAGATAAATTACAAGCTGAGCAACTAGTATATGATTTAGCCTATCGAGATCTAATTAACAATCATGGTATCAATATAGATTATTATATTAAGCCATTTAGTTTATCTGCTGCAAATATGCTGTATGGCGAAGATCCTACAGCTATATTCGAAGCTGCATCAGGTATGCAAATGTATGTAGAGTTATCTCAAGATGCATTAGCACTTACTCAGTTTGGATTTGATCCGGGTGATGAATTTACTGGCTTTATTCATATTGAAACTTTTCGTAATGTAATGAGCGCTAGCGTCTCGTATGATAATTTAGAAGATGTTGAGCCTAAATCAGGTGACCTGGTTGAAATAACTGGACTAGGTTGCGACAGACCAGGTGGCCGATCAGCAAACATTTATGAAATTACAGAACGTCGAGATGAAGATATTTCATCTATTAATCCTATATTAGGTCATTACGTATACCGTATAAGAGCTAAGCGGTATGAATACTCATTTGAACCTAATGCGCCAAAAGAGTCTAAAAACGAGCAGGTATATGATGACTCACAATTTGGCACACTTAGTACTAATCTTAGTGCAGATAGTGTATCAGATGCTAAGACATATGATTGGAACATTGATGATGATTCCCAGCAAAATGTCTATGATATGGATGTAAATGATAATAGCATTTACGGAGATTATTATTAAAAAAAAGCCGGTGGATCATATGATCCACCGGCTTGTTCGAGTTGGGTTATTCTTCAACTGTTTCTGTTTCTTCCTCTTCAGGATCGGACCATTGGTCCTTGGCTTGCTCTTGAATCTTATTAAAAATAACAGTAGCGGCTTCAGCAACCTGAAGGCCTTGTGATTTTACTGCTACATCAATAAGTTTGAAAAGCGCGCCTGTTTCGTTTTCAGTCAATGTTAGTTTAATTTCATTCATGGGATTATTTATTTTTTACGATTTTTTTTATTTGTTGCTCGTTTAGCCGCACTTGGTGTAGTTTCTACCACTTGCTGTGCTTTAGATTGTGGAGCCGCGGCCATAGTTGTTTTGGTCGGCTGTAAGAGTGATTTCAGTATACCGTCTATATCAAACATCTGATTTACGTCATCATAGGGGCATTCATGCAGAGAGCCTGTAAACGTATAATCATATAAATAAGAATCGATAGTACCTTCTGGAAATTGGACTGGTGCTTTAATATTCGTATGTAAATCATAACCAAATAGTTCTGGTTGCGTGCCTACCCAAACAACTGTTGATGATTTGTTCATAGCCGCTGCAGCATGTTGGAATGACGAATCAACAAATAAACAACGATCAGCAATACGAATCATATTAAAAAGAGTTTTCTTTGGTACAACTTTTTCATACCTAATAACATTATTAAGTTTATGATGAAAGTCATAACAAACATGAATAATCTGATAATGCTCCTTCAACTTATCAACAAGATGTTGAGCTACTTCCGGGTGAATATCACGAGTCCAAGAATATGAGTCTGCTTGATGCTCTTTGCCAGGTCCGCCAAACGGTTGGAATAAAAGTATCGGTTTAGTTTTCTGTATTGCAGATAACTCCGGATCAACATAATTAGCCTCGCGCATATTCATAGGTAGTTTTGGAGCTTCTCCTTTATAGTCAATACCAATCATATTACACCAGGTAAGAATAAGATGTTTTTGTTTCTTAATATGACTTGTCTCTTTATAAGGTTCTTGCGAAAACACAACTGTATCTTTAGCATATATATAATCCTCGTAAAAATAAGGTACATTACCTAATCTATATACACGTTCTATATCTTTATTACCTAGAAAGATTTCGGGCCAAGCACATACTACAATAATTTTTGTAGATGGATGGTTGTTTTTGTATGCCTTTACTACCGCTGTAGAACAAATATGTTTACCAATACCTCCTTCAATATTAAAAACTGCAAATTCAGGACTTTGTTCGCTCATATACATAATAATTTATATTATGTCGAGCGAAAATCAACTACATTTAAGTAGAGACTTTCAAAGTACCGCTAGAATTCCATACAACACCAACTACTCCTGGATCGGATGTTGGTAACGTCTTAAGGAATAGGCTCTGCGCGTGAAGCATTTCCGAACTTACAGATGCAACACTAGTCCCTCCCGCTATCGCAGCTCTGCAATGACGGAGATTATTAGCATTACCACCAACTATAGCGCCTTCAGCACCTACTGAAGTAATAAGATTATCATCACCTCCTCCTACAAATGAAAAGTTAGCGCAGGTATCATTATTATTACCTCCTGCTACGGCTGAACCACCACCAGAAGCATCGTTGTAGTATCCTCCTACTACACTAGCAAAAGGTCCACAGGCTGTTGTATTAAACCCGGACTTAAGTTTGTTAAATGTCTGTGTACCAACAAAAGTATTATTTTGATCTATTTGAGCGAAGTCGGCAGATGTTGTTTGGTAAGAAGAATAAACACCGTCCCAAGTAGCACTTGAAGATTGCACTGTAGTATAAACTCCTGAAGTGGAAGCATATATGGTTTTAGCAACGAACGAATTACTTAAAACATCACCAATATTAGTTACTGTTGCTACTTTTGTACTGGAGCTTTGAACTAATGCAAACTGTTCTGTTCCAGCTAATGGTGTAGTTGCTGCTGGGAGATCACTAATTTTAATACCGGCCATATCATTATTTATGTCAAAGGTAGTTGATTAATAGGAACTTCATTATAATATATTTGTAATAATGAACGCTCCCATAACATTTAGAGAAAAAGATCATACTTATACTCACAATGAAACTGGTGAGAGGTTTACATCTGTCACAACATTACTAGGTAAATATAAAAAGCCTTTTGATTCTGACGGTGCTGCAACACGAGTAGCAAAACGAGAAGGCGTTACGAAAGAAATGATTCTCGAAATGTGGGAGAAAGAAAAGAATAGAGCCTGTGATAGAGGTACAGAAATTCATAAGCTTTTAGAAGATTATATTACGTTTGGAGATGAAGCAGATAATTGGGGCTGGTTATATAAAAGTTATGACAAGTCGCGGGAATGGAATATAGATAAATTTGATAGAGTATTGTGTGAGCAGTTAGTATGGAGTGAAGATTTTAAAGTATCTGGGCTTGCTGATCTAATCTATGAACATAAAGATGGTACGTTTACGGTTGGGGATTTCAAGACTAATAAGAGGTATAGATTTGGATCAGATTTTGGAGAGTGGATGCTTGAACCTTTAGATCATTTATCAGTATGTGAACATTCTACGTATACTATGCAACTATCACTATATGCATATCTATACGAACAAATGACGGGTAAAAAATGTCGTAAGCTTGTTATATATTATTTAAACAAAGATAAGTTTGTAGCCTATCATGGTAATTATATGAAAGCTGAAGTAAAAGAATTGCTAAAACACTTTTTTTACAATGGTTAATTAAAAGTTATTAAATAAATAGCTTTTATACCCATGAAGAAGACGACAATCATTTTTAAACTAGAAAAATGTATAGATAGATCTTTAGAAGCATTGTATGATGCACGTGATCTTTTAGAAGAGGCAGAAGATATAGAACTAGATCAATTAATAAACGACGTTGTTGAAGAGTTAGAATGTGATATTGCTGATAAGATTGAAACTATCCGTGAAAGAATAGATAAAATATTTGAATAATGAGAAAAAAAGTACTTATATTAGGTAGAGGTTATGTGGGTGACTATATATTAGCTAATATGGCAAAAAATCCTGTAATTGATATTGATGTCTATTCTAAGGCAGAATATGATTACACAGATGAATATTACCTACGTGATCTAATCCAAGAGCATCGTTATAATTATCTAATTAATGCTCAAGGCTTTACAGGTCGACCAAACGTCGATCAAGCTGAAGCTATGAAAGAGGATTGTTGGAAGTATAATGTACAAGTACCTTTGATGTTTAGTAGAGTATGTAAAGATTTGAACGTTCAACCTATCCATATTACATCAGGTTGTATATTTACGGGTTACGATAAAGCGTGGAGTGAAGCTGATGAGCCAAACTTTGGTGTATTTAACTCTGATGCGTCGTTTTACTCTACTTGTAAACATGCATTCGAATCAGTAAACGACTTCGGCATTACTATACGTATTCGTATGCCATTTTGTAATATTCTCCATGATAGATCATACCTAACTAAGATTCATAAGTATGATAATCTTATTCAAGCAGTTAATTCTAAAACATATATTCCAGAATTAGTAGACTTTATTGAAACTCTTGTAGAAGACGGTCGTACAGGTACCGATACAATTCACTTCTGTAACCCGGAGCCTCTCTCTACATCAGATGTTGTTGATATTATGAGAGGGTTTGAATTAGAAAATCTAAATTGGTCATGGGTAGATATTGAAGATCTTAACCTTGCAGCTGGTCGTTCAAACTGCACTCTCGATACAACAAAAGTTAAGGAAGAATATGGATATACTTTATCAACAGAACGAGAAGCGTTACAAAAGAGCTTAGCTGCTATTACAGCTGCTTGATTAAATAAGTATGTAGATGAGCTTTAATATTTTCGAGAATACTAATCTTGATTTCGATGTGTCGTTAATCAAGATGTCACGTACCCGAGATGAAAATAAAACTCTTAAAGATGTAATTGAGAGTACTACACCTATTGAACCTGCTGCAGTACTTAGTTTGGATTTACGTGAATCATCTTTGGGGATGGGATTTGTCGGTAGCATTACTATAAATAATAAATTTAAAATATTAGATAATTTAGATATTACTACTAATAGTCCTCATGAGGTTTACATTGCAATTAAAATAACAGATCTTGATTTGCAACAGATTGCTGATATACCAGCAGAAGATAAGTGTATCACATTGATCGGATTTATTAATAATACATCGTCTGGAGCAATTAATATTATTGATACGGTAGTTGTATTTGAATTTGAAGAAGCTTTTATAGCTGCTTTAAAACAAACACAAACCTTGCGTAATTTTTTTAATGAAGACAATATTGATGTTATATCTCTTGCAAATAAATTTAATCGACAACTATTTAAATTAGGAAACGAAGATGAAGATATAGTTACGGCCGACTCTGTTACACCTAATATAAAGCATAATATTAAAACTGCTTTCAATAATCATGACGGTAATGATCCTAGCGTGTATGATGCAATGCAAGAAATGCTGAAAGAAACAACAGCCGGCGAGGTTGTATACGATAAACCAGGCCGGGTCTCCTTTTTTAGGTTTGTTAATCGTCTTTCTGATTTTGAAGATGATAATAGTGAGGTTATTAGACAATTGCAGTTTGGACCATTTCTATCAGATAGACATTTACAATTTGTTAGATCAGTTTTAGAAAACAATCTTGATGGTGATTATAGTGATGTATATACAGAAAAATTTACACTAGGTCCTTTAGCCGAAGCATCCGATGATCCTAGTACAAATTTATACAATAACATTGAATCCTATAATATTAGCCGTGCTAACACTGGTGAACTAAAAGAGACAATATGGGGAGATTATCGTTTAGATAAAATTATTCCTGGTCAGGACCTATCTATCCCTTCTCCCACTACAAAACGTTTTTCAAAAATACAAAAAGACTTTATTAAAATTAATTTACCGGATTTGCCAGTAGGGTTAAATTTACCAGTTTTTATAGATGGAGAGTTAAAAGATTTTCATATAGACTTTAATGCTACTTCCAGTAATGATGATGTAGACCGGTCTAGAATTCAAAATCAAAACAAAATAGCCAACTTAGTACATAAAAGCTTTTTAACTATAGTAGAGACAATTACATTTAAGGTCAAAGGTAGTGTAATTAGACGTCCTAATACATTTATTTGGATTGAAAATGGTAAAGAAGAAGAACCATATAAAAAGCTGTGGTATGTAAATAGTGTCGAACATGTTTTTGCTAGTGGAAAATATACTACAAGCATAGTAGCAACTAAAATATTTGGAAATGTTACGCTAAACGATTTTGGAGTTAGTCTTGGTGAGATACCATTAGGAGGGACTGATGGTCGACCCGACCGCACCGGTGAGGCTTAATAGTTGATTATTTTATATACCTACATTAATATAAACGTATGCATAACCAAGTAGTAGACTCCCATAAGAGTACTGTCTATAAGAAGCTTAAGGCACAAAGTCCTTTAGATGTAGTCGCTTTTACTGCAGGTAACTTTGATATTATTCACCCTGGTTATACAGCTACGTTTGAAGAGGCTAAAAGACATTGTGATAAGTTCATAGTATTCTTGCATGGTGATCCTTCTGCTACTCGTAATACAAAATATAGGCCAGTAGTACCATACTACGACCGTTATAAGATGCTCATGTCTATTAAGCATATTGATGAAGTCTATATGTACCAGACAGAAAAAGAACTTTTAGAGCTTATGAAGACTTTTGATCTTGATGTCCGTATTTTAGGAGAAGATTATCTTGGTAAACCTTTTACTGGTGATGACTTAGACCATGAAGTTATATATACAACGAGATCACATGAATGGTCTACAACTAAGTTTAAGAATCGTATTGCAGCTATGACTATGATTCAGAATGAGAAGCTACGCAATAGGGTGTTAGCTCTACTTAACGATGAGGATGCATCAGATGATATACTTAAAGGTGACTTTACAGAATTAGAGAAATGAAAGAACAATATAATTACCTCGTAACTGGAGGTGCAGGATTTATTGGCTCACATGTAATCGATGAGCTGCTTAAGCGAGATGACATTTATAGGATATATGTTATTGATAAGCTAGGTATGGGTTCTGATATGGATAACGTGGCCGATGATAACCGCGTTAAGTTTATTTTTGAAGATATTGCAAGTGAAATAGCATATGAATATCTTCCCCGGGTTGATTATATTTTACATCTAGCTGCTGAGTCACATGTTGATCGATCTATTACCGATCCTCTTGCATGTATAACTAGTAACGTAATGGGTACTGCAAAAGTCTTAGATTTAGCCAGTACAGATCAGGCAAGACTAGTTCATGTATCTACAGATGAAGTTTATGGTCATCTTCAAATAGATGAACCTCCGTTTACAGAAGAGACTGCATTAGCTCCTCGTAGCCCTTATTCTGCTACCAAGGCCGGATCGGATCTATTAGTACAGTCATACATTACAACCTATGGTATCAATGCATCAATTACCCGTTGCTGTAACAACTATGGTCCAAGGCAAGCTTGTGAGAAGCTTATACCTACAGTAATTGATAAGCTAGTTAAAGATGAGCCTATTCCTATCTATGGTAATGGCCAGAATATTCGGGAGTGGATTCATGTTACTGATCATGCTAAAGCTATCATTGAGGTGTTGCATACTGGTCATACTGATACTGTATACAATATTCCGGGTAGCCTCCATTTAACTAATCTCGAGATGGTCGATAAGATCATTGAAAAAGTTCTCGAGTTTAAATCAGAGATCAACCCATCAATTGAGTTTGTAGAAGATCGTGCAGGTCATGATTTTAAATACTCTATAAGTACAAAACACTCTTTAAACTCAGTTAGAGAGCAAAGAGACTTTGATTTAACTGATACAATAGAATATTATTTAAAAAAACTAGTTGATTAAAAAATAAACGTAGATAAAATATAATATATTATGGGTAAGAAGACATTTCCACGTAAACCTTTTAGGTTCGGTAAATTTATTATCGAATATAAAGAGTGTCCAAAGAGCCCGGTTCATTTCTTGAAGGAAGAAATAAATACAGCGGCAGAAGCAGAGAGTGTAGCCAACCGGTTAAAACAGCAAGGATACGATAAGGTATTAATTAAGCAGGTAGGTTAATGATTAATGGCAGTGATTTAGAAAATATGACCTGTATACACCGGAAGCATTTTAGCGATATCGGTCTACCAAAAGAAGGTACAATAGTTAGTATATACTACAAATATGATAAGAGTTATAATCAGTTGCTTATAAATGATTATTCAATACAATTAGTAGTAGATGGAAGAGTTGGTAATAATGTAGCAGATAAAAATAATATTATATCTAGTGAAGTTTACGATTTTTTTTTTAAAACAACTTATATGGAATTACTTAAACACGTTTTAACACAAATAAAATAAATAATGGAAGCAAATATTAATAACTTTCTATTTAAATTAGATAGAAAAAATAATACTATTGAAATATACTTTGGTTCTGAAGCTGAAAGATTATATGGCTTTATTAAAGTCAAACCAAATATATCTGAAAAGGAGTTTCATTTTGAAATCTCTGATTGGTTTATTAATAATGCAAATGGTTAATTGCATTTAACCGTTTAGCGTATAAAATATACATATGAAACCAATATGCCTTATTATTGCATTAGCCGTAGTGTCCATTGTAGTATCATTAGTAGTTAAAAAAGAGCCAGTTTTTACTGGTAAAGAATATAATGGAGAATTAATTAATGCTAATTTATTTGAAAATCCGGTTACATTTACTGATCATGATGGTAATTTGGTAGATGGTTATGCAGTAAGATATTATCCAGGTACAGAGCAGGTATATTCCAAAGCTAGTTTTAAAGATGGATTTATGCATGGCCCGTTTCTTTCTTTTTGGGATAATGGTCAAGTACAGATGACGATGGTTTGGGAAAACGGTACACATTACAAAAAAATGAGCTCCTGGGATCGGAATGGTAAGCGTTTGAAAGGCTCTGCTGATGACCAAATTAAACAGATTAGAAATATGGATAAAGATTTAGGAGAGAAAATGGATGAATTGGAAAAGACTAAATTAGAACTTAGTATCTATTAATTAGTTTACTCTAATAGGAACTCTGATATAATAATGGAGTAATGAAGATAGTATATTGTGAATGTGGAAGTCTGGTTAGACCTGCGCGGGTAGAAGCTGGCTTTACTAACTGTATTAGGTGCGCTAATGAGAATCCTGTTGAACCTCCGAAAGGTCGTATGGTATATACTGGTAAGGTCGGGGCTGAGATAGAGATTATGTCTGCTGAGACTTGGCGTGAGAATAAAGGTTACTTTATACCTAAAGGTGGTCGTAGCTGTGTTAAAAACTTTAGTAAAAATGTCTGCGCGTAAACATAAACAAAACCAGGCTCGTAGAATGGCGCAAGGTCATTATACGAAAGATGCATTTTTCTTTATTCAAGACTTGCATGAATGTTTAATGATGAATAAAGTTGAAGAGTTTTCTCAGACCGATGCGCGATATGCTCAACGTTTATTAGAAGAGTTAGATGAAATAAGACCAGCTCTTCAAAAGCTAGCTAATAATCATTCAGCTAATATGCCTGAAGAATTTATTACTAACTGGAAAGATCTTTAAGGAACTCCGATATAATAATAGTATGAACCCAACAAGAGAAGATCTAATTGAGCTTGGCTATCTTAAACCTGGTGATAAGTACTGTAAGATTCCTAAACGTATACGTAAGATCTTTCTTACAGAGAGTGATCTAGAGTATGCTAAGCGTCATGGACTTACTCGTCAAGAGATGAAAGATTTTAAAGAAGAAATGATGATTGAAGATGAAATTATTCAAGATCATCATATGCTAGCAGCTAAAGACAAAGAAGATAACTTTAATTCACCTCAAGCGCATTACTTTGCATGGTAATAAAATCCTTTAATAAAAAAACAGGTAAGCGTTATGGTGATTGCGCGCCTAGGTATAGTAAATCTTGGGAGCTTCATCAAGACGGAGAGGTATTTATTTTAAAAGTAGATGGAGAGCCAGAAGAAATACTAGAATTAACTGAACGCTCATTGTATTATTTTATTACAAAGAAAGGTAAGAAAACGATGCAGTTGCTTGAAAGTAAACAGTTTAGGAATTGGCAATATACTTTATGGCATTCGGGTGATGTATGGGACTATGCACCCTATCTAACTAAGTTAGAGCGAGATATGCTGACATATGGAAATGCTCAATGGAGCTTATTAGATAATTTAGATTAAATGAGTACAAAATGGCACGGTGGTAAAGGTGATAAAAGTAGAATCACAAAATACGAGAGATACGCAGATAATTACGATAATATTTTTATCAATAAGGCAGTAGCTACACATGATATATGGGGTATAATCGGTCATGTTGATATTATAGAAGGGGATACAGTTTCCTTTAAATGTATTGATACAGAGGTAAGAGTTGAAGTAATTGCAGAGGCTCCCGATAAGTACGGTGAAGCTAGCGGTAACGCAGGAAACCCTTTTCATGTATCGCGTGATATATTTGAAAAAAAATATAAACCTTATTTAAAAACTCTTTAATGTACAACAAATATGGAGATGATGGTTATAGGATTTGCTATTGCAATTATATTAGTAACTGCAATACCATATATATTATGGAAGATTATATCTATACTACCTAATCTACTATGGGTATGTTCAAAAGTTGCAACGTTTATAATTATATTTGGAGCTATTGTATTTTGTATTAGTTGGTTAAGCTATATAGAGGGTACAAAACTTAATAATAAAACTGAATATGCTCCTAAAAAACCTATTATTGAAAACATAAATGAAAAAAAATAAAACAACAAACGCATCTTTGGGTCGTGATTATTTCTTAAATGCATTACCTAATGATTTGGATAAAAAGCAAGCAGTACGTAAAGATGTAACTGTAGATGAAAATACACTAAAAGAGCTTCAAGCTCTAGGATTAATTAACAAACCTAAATAATGTTTAAACATATTAAAGAAATGCTAGAAAGTGGGCAAGTGATACATGTAGAATTCACTAAAAAGAATGGCGAAACACGTAAAATGAACTGCACGACTAATCTCAATCTAATTCCAGAGTGTATGCACCCATCTGAAGATCGAATGAGCTACATAAAAGAAGATGTAATTAGAGCATATGATATTGATGTTCACGGGTGGCGATCATTTAGAGTAGATTCTGTAAATATTCTTGAGTCAAAGGAACTCTGATATAATTAGGTATGCAAAAGAAAGAAGAAATTCCAGAAGAGGTTATCAACTACTGTATTGAAAATAAGGTAAGTATTGTAGAAGGTCTCCAAGTAATTGCTGAACGTAAAATACAAAGTTTGGAAGATGATATCGCTACTCTTAAAAAGAATGCGCTTGATAATATTTTCTCGTTGAAGAAAGCTATTTCCTCAGTAGATAAGCTTAGTAAAGAAGATATGGATGATGTTGAGTCGTTTCTTGATTTTTTAGATAAAAATGTTCAGACTAATGATTAATCTAATTAAAAATTTATTTAAGAAAAAAACTGAGCCTAAGTTTGCGAAATGTCTTAACAACCAAACATGGCTTGAAAAACAGGTTAATGATGCTCTTTATAAGAGAGATACATTAAACCAGCTAGTAGGTAATAATCTACCTAATAAACCAAAAGAAGCTGGCTTTATTTTAAAACCATCCGATAATTGGTACGATAAATATTATGACAACAATTAAAAAAATAGAAGCTATTATTAAGCCGTTCAAACTCGAAGAAGTCAAGGAAGCCTTGGCCGACGTAGATATCCAAGGAATGACCGTGACCGATGTCAAAGGCTTTGGTCGCCAGAAAGGCCACACTGAGATCTATCGAGGATCAGAATATACTGTTGATTTCCTTCCAAAAGTAAAAATCGAGATTGTAGTAAGCGAGGAGGACTCTCAAAAGGTTGCCAAAGCAATAGTAGAGAGTTCAAACACCGGCAAGATTGGCGACGGAAAAGTCTTTATTTCCCCTGTAGAGCAGGCCATCCGGATTCGAACTGGTGAAACTGGCGCTGAAGCTGTCAACGTTGGCGCTGAAGCCGTCCGTGTCGGCTAGCTTTAAAAATTTCTAAAGCCATCTGATACTTGGTATGATAAATATTATGACAATGAATAAAAAAATGACAGCAATTATGATTGCTGCACTGACACTCACTGCTAACGCAAGTGACCATCACGATGAGAAAAAAGGTCCTAAAGGTAAACCTGCAAAGGTTGACGGTAAGCGCAAGCTTCCGCCTGATATGGCCAAGTTCGATAAGAATAAAGATGGAAAACTATGTGAAGTTGAACGTAAAGCTGCACGGGATGCTTTTATAAAGAGGTTCGATAAGAACAAAGATGGTAAGCTTGACGAGAAGGAGCGTAACGCTGCTAGAGCTGAACGTCGCAAGAGTTTAAAAAAACCTAAAGGTAAAGGTAAACAACCTAAAGGACCTAAAGGTAAAGGTAAGCCTGAGCAGAAGAAAGGTAAGTAAATGAACAAAGACCTGAGTACGTCTAAAAACTACTCCTTTTTTAATACTGTGAAAGGATTCAATCAGATCCACGTGATAGCAAAAGATAGAGGGTTCAAATATGAGAAGATAGCCGATACACCTGATTTTAATGGTGAGAGTGCTGCCTTAAAATATTGGGAAGCTAATAAAGAACGACTTATTGATACAAATTTTTATAATGATAAGATCGTTATTGTTAGAAAAGAAATACATAATACATGCATAAAGAGGTTAAATTAGATAAACTCGATAGAGTTATCTATACTAAAACTGTTGAAGAAGGATTTATTTGTGAGCATTGGTATGAGTATACCGATACTGGTGAACAAATTCTTGTAAAAGTATTTGAAGAATCAATACCTATAGATTATATCGAGCATATTTAAAATAAGTATTTAAGAATAAGTTCTTCTTCTGTGAGAATTTTTTCACCTTCATCTTCCTGTACAGAGTCAAAACCTTCTTCATACTCTTCATAATAAGAATAAATATCATCCGCATCTGCCTCATAACTAAATGAGGATGATCCCTTTGAGGTTTGTATAACTTCATACTTATCTTTAATACCTGCTACTATTAATTGTTTAAGCAATTTTGGACCAGTTTCTTTATCAGCCCGAGCTATAAAATCTTTAACTTGATTACTAGTAAATTTACCTTTAAGAGTTAAAATAGGGTCATCATAAAGCCCCCAAACATGTATAGCCAGATATTGTCTTGTAATATCTGCACAATCTCTTATAACATAATATGCAGATTTTTTCTTTACTTCTATACCAGTATCAGGTTTTTTATGAGCTCTTTCTGCAGGACCGTAAAGCTTAGCTATTTGCTCCTTGCTATTATCTAAGATTACATCTTCAAACATACATATATTTAGTCTCTCCCGTAAAATTAATGGATATCCATAAGGAACTTCAATATAATTAGGTTGATGATATTATTAGACCCGTCTCCTAGCATCAAAAAGCATACGAAGATTGACTTTAATCTTCTTAGTCAACTACTTACTACTTTACTTGAATCCAATCATAAACGAGATATCAATATTGTAGCGAAGATTCATAAGAGTAGAATCGCCGGTACATCGCTATGTACTCATGTAGATGGCTGTAGATTCTTGATTAACTTAGACGTCTCAAATATTAAGAGACGCTACATATTCAGTTCTATTTTGCATGAGTTGCGACATTGTGTACAGAAGAATCTATTCGGGTATTGGCCTGATACTCACGCTATGAAGACTTGGAAGGATTACTGGTATTCAAAAGAAGAGATAGATGCTCGTAAGATGGAGAAGCTTACAACACAGATGATTAAAGCATATGACTCGATGATTAACATGGGTGTTCAGTTCAAGAAGTATAATCTAAACAAGATCGGATAAGGAACCTCAGTATAATAAGAGTATGAAACAAGAAGATAGACAGTTTTTCGAAAATGTAGTTTTTGGATGTGTAATTATCCTCATACTAGTTCTAGTAGCTATATCAATTTTACCTAAATAAACAAATGCCTGAACCAGTTGAATCAAAAAGCAATAAACATTTCCGAATATCGTTAGTTAAATCATTCTTACGAATAGTTGGATGTGCTGCAGCATTAACTCCATTAGGAACTAACGAATCAATCATAGCTCTAGCCGTATCATTCCTCGCAGCTGAGATATTAGGAATTTTTGAGGAACTCTAATATAATATAAATATGAAGTACGACATTGTATTCAAGACAAAAGAAGCATTCAACGCAGCTAAAACCCTTCTCACTCATCATTATGCTTGCCGTTTCAATGATCTTAATGATTATAGAATTGAATTTTATCTAGAGGGTAGGCGTGAGACGGCTAAAAAAATGCTACAAGATGTAAATGCTGTTGAAGAAGTTAACATGAAGTTTGTAACTACTTAAGGAATTTTAGTATAATAATATGAACAATACCATTAAACATTTAGACAACGGTGATTTCGAAGTGATAAAAAACACTCCATCTGCTGAAACTCTTGAATCAGGGAAGCCTAGATTCAATAAAGATGATAAGGCGGCAAAGAAGTTGTTTACGGATGTTCAGCTAGCCTACGAAACTCTTATCTTAGCTAAAGTGGAAGCTGCTCCTGCATTTGGGTTATCTACTCCTCAAGCAATTCAGAAAGCTGATGCCGCTTATGAAGAGTATGATGAGTTAGTTGACATTGTGGTTAAGGCTACAGGCGGAAATGCTCCAGCCTTTTTTACTGACCCACAAACAGTTGATCTATTTGAGATTGCAGGTACTGATTGTCGAGGCATGACATATAATGAGATGGCTGAACTAGAAGGCTCTATTGCTTTTGGAAATTAAATTAATATGAAACTAAATATAATACTACCACTAATAATTATTGCAATAGTGTTAATCTTAACCGGTTGCACATGAAGTACATGTTAGATCCTCAGTGGGGATAAGGAACTCTGATATAATTAAAGTATGAAAAGGGATAAGTACTTAGTAATCGTAAGCTTTAAAGGACGTGTTGAGCGTATTGTTGTAGAAGCTACCTCTAGACCAGATGCTGAGAATGTTGTTTATGAGAAGAAAAAGCATTTGTTTGATCATGATGTTATTCACGGTACTAGCACGATTAGTATTATGTCTTCTCGTAGAATGTCTTAATTGCTTGATACTTAAAGGAACTAATATATAATATAATTATGAACATCGAAAAGCTAAAGGATAAATTAATTGTACTATGGATTATAACAGTTTCTCTATATATAGGGGTAGATTTACTTCAAAAATTTAACTAAAATTAACATTGGGGGTGACATTGGGTTCGACGTAAAAAATACGGATGAGGGTTCAAATCCCTCCACCTCCATTAATAAATACTAATATGGCATTTGAACATTTACATCTTGATAATTTAGGTAGAATTATCTACAAAATCGCTAGATCATTCGGTTATACAGAAGAGTGGTGGTTTTCCTACGATGGCCAGAGCAACAGAACAATCGAAAAATATATTAAAGAGAAAAAGCCATTTTAAAGTGAAAAAACTATTAAAAGCTTTTAAAAATAAAAAGAATCGTAAAATAGATTACGATCAAGAGCTGGATAGTTTTAGACAAATGGTAATAGATCTTCACCTTAAAATAACTAGGCTAGAGAAAGAAAATCGTAGATTGAAACGGATTATTAAAAAACTCTCGGAAATATAAGGAACTTCATTATAATAAATATATGAAAAAAGATATTTACAGAGTTCAAATTAAGCCTAGCTATTCTGTATATACCAAAAATGGTTCTAATCATAGAATACATGGGCCGGCCTTAACAATTGGTACTGATGAGTATTTTTACATTAACGGTAAACGATTAACTTTATCCGGTCACGAGGATTACGTAAGAAGTTATTTTGTTCACCATGAGTGCTTTAGTTTGGAAAAAGAATGTTTTCAAAAAGCTTTAAATTCTCCTGATGGTATATTTGTTCATAATTTAGAGTTAACTGAAAATGCAAAATGATGATCCTTTTGCCCTAGGTTGGTATTTAGAAATTGTGCATTTAGGAGAAAATTTAATTTCTGAAAGTAAGCACATAGAAGGTCCTTTTTTAACTCAAGCCGATGCTGAACATCGTAAGGAAACAATTCTTACTAAAAATGAAAATATACACGCAAAGTTAACTATTAATCTTATAATGTTGTAATATTATGCTAAAATATAAAAAGAATAGTAAAGTTAGTTGGGTAGATAAATCAGATCGTATTGCAGAGATAGCCAATCTAGCGGAGTTAATTAAAGATGGTGAAGAAGAGCATCTAGATCATTACAATGATTTAGTACTTAGTTATGCTAAAGACACTAACATGCAAGCTTCAGCCTCTGAGACTGATCCTATTGCTTGGGATTTATTTTGTGAGTTGGCTGGTGGTGATCCAGGTAAGATAGTTTATGCTGGTGGTAGGAGAGGTTTAAACTATCTAGAAATGGTTAAATTTAATCGAGGCTATTGGCGATAAATAAAAATGGACCCTATACCCACTATCACTCTAGCTGTTGTAATTATTGAGCTTGTTATATTGGTATTACTCTTTAGGTCTAATAAATAATTACATGAAGACCTTACTTATACTATTAGCTTGTTGCTTAATTAGTTGCGAGGGAGGATATAGCTCATATACGTACCAATCCGTTCCATCAACTACTGTACGCACTTATAGAAGCTACACACCTGCTTATTATTATGCTCCTAGGAGAGTAATTTATTCTCCACCAATAGTTAGATATCAATATAGAGCACCTCGATATTACAGTGTTACAACAAGAAGTTATAGAAGAAAGTGTCCGTAAAGATAAGTTTGTAGTTACACGAGAATACAACCAGATTATTGTTTCCTTAACAACAAACATAAGGAACTTACATATAATAAGAGTATGAAAGAAAAGCTTAAAAAGTTTGTTGAGACTGGTGAGCATGTGTTTCTCGATATCTGCCCTCGACGAGATAGTGAAATATGGTCAGAAGAAGGAGTTATCAAGAATCTCGATGCTAATGGTTGGTTTCAGATTGAGTTTATGGGATCTACTAACGGATGGCATGTTAATCAGATCGTAAACATATTAACAGATTGAAGTTTTCACCAAATTATGGTGCGTCAAGTGAGTATATCAAACACGGTTAAGCGATAGAATAAGACGTTAAATAATGAACTATCGTGGGAGTAAGGGTGCCCTCAGAGAAAGACCCTAAATTTTAAGGAACTTAGATATAATTAGATATGCCCGAAGAACAAGAGATTAGAGATATTGTCGAAGAAATGCTTGATACAGTAGAACGTGAGATTGAGTTTGATGGACGAGGACTTTAGGAACTACATTATAATATAGAAACAAAATATGGCCCGGTCATCTAACTGGGAAGACCCACCCGGTAGCAATGCTAGCAAGGCTACAACAAGGCGACGGCTAAGTATGGGAGGTAATGCAGGTTCAATACCTGCTCGGGCCTGCTCTTGGATAGGTTAACACCGAACAACGAGTGCGCCAAAAACTTCGCGCCTACAAGCCTTTTACGAGGTGGAGTCCAAGTGGGAGTAAAGAACTACGATATAATAAGGTATGAAAGAGAGTAAGTATGTTGTTGTAGCTTATACTAAGACAAAGACTAATGTACTCAAAGCTCTTAACCTCTGCATTCATGAAGTAAAGGATGAAGTACAGAACGTATGGGTAGAAAAGGTAGTACCAGTCAATAGAGAGCGTAAGAATGAGATGGTTAATGGATGGACGCCTGGAACAGTAGAGTTTGATAGTGCATGGCGAGATACAGACCCAAGTGATAGGCCGATAAAATGCATTGTACATACAGTAAAAGGAACTCGAATATAATAATAGTATGAACGATACCGTTGGAAAGAACTATATTGCTGTTAAAGGAAGAGATACTCTTAGAAAGATTGTTGTTGTATCGCCACGCGTGGTGCTCACAGAATGTGAATACAAAGAGCTGGGCTGGAGATACGAGCTCTGGCCATCTGAGCCATCTGAGACCTGGCTTAACTTCAGCTATTCTGATGAGCGGTTGAAGGATGTTAATAGCAAGATGCTCTTGATGTCTAACCTTCTACGAGTTCAACTCGAGACAGAGAAGCAAGAGAATGAGATGAGACTCAAGGAGATCAATAAGACTCTAGAGCTGATTGCATTAGGTATGGAAGCAGAACAAAACAAATTACTAGGAGTTAGCGAGAACGGCAAGGATCTCTGTATTAGTTGTGGAGAAGAATCCGATTACAGTTATGATACTCATATAGACTATAGAGTAGGTTATGTTGAGGGTGCAGGACAGTTATGTAAAGCATGTTACGCTAATGTGGATAAGGAACTCTAATATAATTAGGTATGAAAGAGATTGAGAATGATGTTAAGCAGCTAGAAGAAGAAGTAAGCTCTCTTGTTGATAAGGTTATTGCTCTTAGAGCAGAGCTAGAGTCTCATGAGAGTCTCATTGTTAAGAAAGACCAGCTCATTGCTGAAATTCAGGAAGTGCGTTGGGCTCAAGACCAGACCATTGCTGAACTTCATGCATGGAGTAAGAAACTTGAAGAGGATCAAGTTAAGAAGGATAAGACCATTGCAGATCTCCACGGAGTATTAGTAGCATCTAAGTAGAAATAGTATATAATAATACAATGAACGCGCACTTAAAAGCAATTAAGAAAAAACATGAAGCACTTGGAGATATCGCTAGAGCGGATCTAGAAACATATCTAAATAATCAAGTAGCTATCGGAGAGCATCCTGATCTGGGAGTAGAAATCGAAAAGAAAGTAGAAACTATTGCCCACCATAATGAAGTTGTTGAAACGATTGATGACCTTATTGCGGGTCATTAACTTAAGGTAGATTGAAGATAAAGTGAGATTACCTGTTGCAGATCTCCACGGATTATTAGTAGCAGCTAAGTAGAAATAGAATTATGATTAAGACATATACAAATGAAGCCACTCTATTCGGTGTTATTGCACTTGTAGTAGTATCGTGGCAAGCATGGCTGATTCACTCACTTACCAGTGTATCGACCATTAGAACACAAGTAGAAGTACAGGAAGAACAAAATTATCATGTTATCGACGCATCATATATCGACCATACAGGTAAGTATGATGATTGTGTTGAATATGCAGATAGTTACAAGAATCATCACGAGTATATCGTAGTATCTAGTAAGGAACTTTAATATAATTAGGTATGAAAGAAAGTAAATGCTACAAGTTGATTAAGCACTATGGCGTGGATCATAATGAAAGCGTAGTAGCGGTATCACATGATACAGAGAAGCTTCATCAGGCTCTAAAGGTAGTTAATGTTAAAGGGTGGGAGGTCTTATCTGAAAATCAACTCGAATGGGCGCATCAGAAAGAAGGGAACTACTTTGCAATTGCTCCAATCACTTACCTTTAGGAACTCCGATATAATAATAGTATGGAAGATAAGAACTACTTAAAGATGAGACACGGCGGACCATGGGATAGAGGCAGTGCAGATGCTTACTACAAGCGCCCTTTCAATCCTCATTACTTCACCGGTGATACTTACAGCTCAGATCTTATTAAAGAGAAGGATATGACTGAGAAGCAGGTCGAGGACTATAAGGTAGGATACGGTAAGTATTCATGGATTCCAGTATCACACGTAACTGCTTAATCGAATGAACTACAACGACGTTACCAAATACATTCATAATCTAATCGAGACTCACTCAGAGAAGAATAAAATAAGGTATGAAAAGTCGATGTTCGAAGTGTTCGACAAGCTTGCAGAGGATATAGAATGCCACTGGGAGCCCGACGGAGACGGCGTTAATATAGTGAGGGAACATATTGCGGTTAATGTTAAAGACTGGCTAGAATGAGAAACAGATGGATCCACTGTAACAACAGGGCATTAAACAAAAAAGAACGTAACGTAGTGAAAGCTATCGTGGCAGGATGTGTAATATTTTGGGGAACTATATTTGCATATCTTATTTACATCACTAATTAATTTATCCATGAAAGCAATAATAGTAGCATGCATTGTAGGAATAGGCGCCGGATATATCATAAAAGATGTAACAACCCTAACAGTTGAGGTATCAGTTCCGGTAGTAGAACGTATCATAACGAATGAAGTAGAAGTCATTAAGGTACCAGAAGTACAACCCGTGTTTGTAAGGCCTTTCCTAGTACCGATGCTTACTAATCCTAATGAAAAGCATGAAGTTCCCTCGGTCGATTGGGAGTTAGAACTACTAACGGGCGTAAAGTACTTTGAAGGCTATAATCCTAATACGTATAAATGCTCAGGCGGTAAACGCACGATTGGCTATGGCTGCACCGATAAACAAGTAGTAGCTATGGGCACAATTACTGAAAAACGCGCTGAAGAAGAACTACAACGAGAATTAAATGAAGCTAAAATACACGTTGATAACATCGTAACCGTGGATCTTACCGATTATCAACGCAATGCCCTCATATCATTTACCTTTAACTGCGGTCCATCTAACCTTAAACAACTTGTAGATGGCAGCAATAGATTAAACGCCGGCTATTACCATAGTGTAGAACGTCTACTCCCACAATATAGAAGAGCGGGCGGTAAAATAAGAAAAGGCCTTGAACGCAGAAGACAATGGGAAGTTAGTCTATGGAGAGGTAACCCTATGATATAAAAACATACGGATAATAACAAAAACTATAAAGATAATAACAAAAATGCC